GCGGTTAAATAGGTTACTACGTTCCACGTGGAACAATCGGTGTGGTACGGATGAGGTGGATGTTCCACGTGGAACAATGATGGGTAGGGCTTGTTCTGCAGAAGCTGCCTGACCATCCGTGTTGGCAACCCACCCCCACCCCCTCCCCCACCTAAATACTTCCCTTCCCACGGAATCCCCGAGTCGTCCGGGCCGCGGACTGGACCCCCCATCCCCTATCGAGTTGACATCCCCATCCCTGCGGGGCATGATGGCCGCATGCCGACCCATCGACCCCTGCGCCCACTGGCCCCACCGCCCGGCACGCTGACCCTGGCGACGTATGCCCTCGTGCTCTGCGCCGCGCCCCTCGTGCTGGGCTACCTGATCCTCCTGCTCTGGAGCTGAATCCGATGCCCCCACACACGCCCGAGACGCGCCTGACCCTGGCGGATGATGAAAGTCAGCCCACGCCCGCCCCGAAACAGCACCGCCTGGAACCGCAACGCCCCGACCTCGGCGACGCCCCACAGCCCGCCGACGCAGCCGTGCCTCCCTCCCCGTCCGCCACGCAGCACCCCCTCCCCGTCAGCAGCGCACAGCCATGAGCGAATGCGACCACACGCAGGCCCGCAGCACCCGCCCCGCAGCCGAGGCGCAGGAGCTGTTCACGCAGCCCCTCCCCGCCGACGGCAGCGCCGCCCCGCCGCAGGCCCTGCGCGCCACGCCGCAGCCCCCAGACTTTACGTTTGTCAGCACCGGCCTCCACCAGGGCGAGGCCACCCTGCACGGCCAGCCCATGCGGGACCTTGCCTATCTGGAAGTTTCGGACGGCGTCGACCAGCACCCCCAAGTCACCCTCACACTGCGCCCACGGGCGGGGATGTCCCTGGTCCTACCCCATGCGGGCGTGACGGTCCTCTTGCAAACGATGCCTGGCTACAAGATTGTGAGCGTCGACCACCCCGACCGGGCAGAGACCACGTGGACGGCGGAGCGCATCGCGCCCGACGCGCCCGAGTGAATCAGTATTCGTGCCGGGCGATTTGCGCGAGCACCGACGCCACCGTCGGGCCGTAGAAATACGGCGTGCCGACGGAATTGACGTCCGAGCACGAGGCATAGGACGCCCGCCACCCGCCGTAATCGAGGCGTTCGAGGACGAGCATTTCCCGGTTGGCGAACGCGGCGCCCCGGTCTTCGTTGACGTCCCCGAACCCGATGGTCTCGGCGGTGCCCTCGGCGTCGACGTTGACGCCCTCGCCCACCGGGTACATCGAGGCCATGTGGGCGCACACGCCCTTCAATTCGAGGATATCGTCGTCATTCAGGAAATCCGCCATTGTCGTTCCCTCCGGAACCGGGGTCGCGTCCATCGCCGCCCCGCCCGTCGATTGTATCAACCAGTGCGCCCCTCCGCGCTTGAAAAGGCCCTCGAGAGTGGCCGAGCGAAAGCTGCATTCCCCACACTCTGGAGATGGAATCGAGCCCCGAGGCGTCCACTGCGCGATATCATCGGAACGCGGGCGCCGAATGATGGCGGCCCACGGTCCCGGAGGGGAACATGTCAGAGGCCCGAATTTTCTCGTACATGGTGGTGCGTGCCATCACGGTCGAACCGGATGTCTACGTCACGATGCAAGTCTGGCGCGGCGTGGCCGACGTCACGGAAGGCTCCAGCTCGACCCCGGATGACGCCCCGGCGCGGGCTCGCGCCATCGAGGATGCCATCGCCACATGGACGCATCGCTCGCGTACGGGCAACGCGACGTTCGTCGAAGTGCGGCACGTCATTCTGGAAATCTACCCCGACGGGCACACGGACATCGTGGAATCCTATTCCGAGTTCGTGGTCGGCGGGATGCACCTCGAAAACAAGCTGCCCGCCCTCGACGCGCGGTATCGCTCGTAACGCCCCGACCCGAGGCCCCTACGGGGGCCTTGGCTTCCGCGTCACGCACCCAGGCAAAGCTTTGCCACCCCCATGAAAACAGAGGCGAAAGCCGACGTCTCCGTTGATACAATGGGGGCCACGGCGCCGCCATCGGCGCCCGACATCCCGGAGGGGATACATCATGGAGTTCACCACCGCCGTTTGCACCGCCTGTCTCGCCGAGTTCGACGAACCGCTCGCCGACTCCGCGGGCGACACGCACCTTTGCCCGGCGTGCAACGGGCACGAGATTGACGGCACCGAGCCGAGCGTCCCGCCCACCTACCGCCACGTCAACGCGTACGAGGTCGGCCGATGCTACGGCGGGCCGGAGGAAGGCGGATGGTGGTACGACGCGGGCACGCCGCTCGGGAGCATCATGGTGGAGAACATCCCCGAGAACATCGAGGCCGGCAAAACCCTGTTGCGGGCCGTGTTCGGGCCAGGGTACGAGGGCAACCGCGACCGCCACTCGGCCGCCGGTGAAGAGAACCTGGAAATCTACGTCGAAGACCACGTCGCCCGCCCGTTCCCCGCGAGCCGCCCCCGGTACGAGTGACCCACCCCCGGCCGCGCCTTCGGGCGCGGTCCACCTACACGCAGGGCAGGGAAAGCTCTGCCTGGGCTGGACAGCACCCCAGAAGTCAGCCCCGCAGCCATCGGTTTTACAGTGGACCAGTCCATCGCTGGTCGATATCATGGGGTGTTGGTTGCGTGGCGCGACCAACGCACCCCGGAGGGGGCGACATGAGCAAGACGACCGGTTCCTTGGCCCGTACGACGCAGGTTCACCGTTTCGACAGCACGGAGGCCGCGTACGACGCGTGCCAGTGCGACGACGCGGTGCAGTCGGGTCACATCCTCTGGATTCCGTCCGAGCACGTCGTCGGCATCGCGGGCACCTGGCCTGTGGCCGTGTCGACTGACCGGGGTGAGCTGCACACCACGACCGACCCCCTGCTGGGAGGCCGCGTGTCGGCCGCCAACATCGCCCTCGCGGTGGCCTTCGCGCGGGAACGGGGCCTGTCGGTGCAGCGCGTGTTCGCCGAATAACGGAGTCGACATCGCGATTCCTGCGTGACATCATCATGGGGTCGGCAATCGCGCCGACCCCGTCTCCCGGAGGGGATGACATGAAGAACGACCATGACCTCCACGTGGCCCGCCGCACGGCCCGCCGCATCCGCATGCTGGCCTACGCGTTCGCGTATCAGCGCCGCCAGGGTATTTCCACTCCCATCGTCCGCATCTCTACTATCACGTTCGCGTGTGCGTCGCGGAGCGACCGCCTGCACGTGTTGGCCCGGATGCGCGGGGCAGGCGTGTACTGCACGCCCTACCGCGATGCCGTCTCCCCGTGGGCCGTGGCGGGCGACATCACGAAGGCTCGCGCGTTGATGGGCGGTGCGCGATGAAGCTCCCGAGCACCATCGAATTTCAGCCCCGCGAGATGCGCTTCCTGGTGGAGGATTCCGAGCGGGAGGATGACGACCGCTTCCTCGCCCTGCCCGCCCGGTACGAGGTGTGCCCCCGGTGCGAGGGGAAAGGCACGCACTGGCACTCGGCGTTCGACGGCGGTATCACGCAGGAAGATCGCGACCGGGATTGGGATGATGAGTCCTGGGCGGGCCTGATGTCTGGGCGTTACGACGTCCAGTGCGAGGAATGCGAAGGCAAGCGCGTCGTGCCCGTGCCGGTCGAGTCCCGCACGACGCCCGAGGCCGAGCACGCCTTCCAGCTGTACACGTCCTACCTGGAGGACGAGGCGGACTACGCCGCCGAACGCGCCATGGAGCGGAGGATGGGATGCTGATCACACACCGAGAAATCAACCTGTTGAGGCGCATTTTTCTCTACAAACCCGACCGGTTTGTCTTCGAGATCTACCGGGGCCGCGTCCTCGTCACGGCCATCGCGCCCACGTGGCGCAGCTGCTGGGAGTGGAACCCCGACCCGATGTACCCGAACGGCGGGTACTGGCGCCCCGGCGGCGTCCGCGACCTCGAGGCCGCCGTCAATGACTGAGAGGCTCGCATGAGCAGCGATGGAAAGTGGTTAGCGGGCGCCGCCCTGGTCGTCTCCGTATTCACATCCGTAGGCTTCTACAAAGCCTGCGAGTTTCGCGAGAGGGAAGCGGCGCGGCGCTACCGGTGTGTCACGCCGACGCAGACGTTCGAGCACGTCCAGGTCGGCTACACCTCCCACGGGTCGTGGCTTCTCATTCAAGACAACGGTCTTGAAATCAGAGGCTCCGGCCCCCTGTCCTGCACGGAGATTCTGCCATGAACACCCACGACTACGAAGTCTTGGCCGAGGCGTTCGGCCTCTCGCTGGCCGATACCGCCGACGACACCGCCCGCAGCACCGTGCTGCGTGTGCTTGGCAACGTGACACGCATGCTGACCGAGACCTACCCCCGATTCCGGCAGGGGAACTTCGTGGGGCAGGTCTACGAAAACGAAGTTCTGATCCGACGACGGAGGTTGTCCCAGTCATGAGCACCATCAAGGAACGCAACACGCGCACGGCCCTCGTGTCGCTGTTTCCCTCGGACGCGCAGATCGTCGAGGCCCGCGCCGTCGTCACGGACAACGTCCTGACGTGCCTGCGCATCGAGGCCGTCGACACGGACGCGGACCAAGTCCGTCACTTGATCGACATCGGATCGCTGTCCAACCTCAACGCCCTGATCGGCGGCCTCGTGGCGTTGCGCGACCACGTCCAGCTGATGGGACCGGATGACCTGGAGGAAAAGTGACCGAAATCGCGATGGCATCGCTCACGCTACTGACGATTGTCTGCGCACATGAAACCTACCGTGTCTACCGGAGGCACCGCGCGTTCGCCGCCGTCATGAAGCTGGGACGGGTGTGGCTTTTCCTCGAGCACTCGCGGGGCCGAGTGATTGCAGGCACGCCCCGTGATGCAGAGCTCCGCGATGCCCAGAACATCATCCTCGCTGCGCGGGCATTCGCCTTGTCTGAACTGGAGAGGTACCTGTGAACTTCGACGACTACAACGCCGTCCGGCAGATGGCTCGCGAGCAGTTCAACTATTTCGAGCGAGACCAGCACAACGTCGCGCTGTCCGCCGCCATCGGTCACTTCCAGAGCGTCGTCAAAGATCTGGAAGACATTCGGGACGCGGTCCAGAAAGGGACCATGGAAGATTGGTCAGTCTACCAGCATGTACAGTGGGCCTTCGAGCGCATCCATGGCCGCCGGCCCGCGAATACAGGCGACATGCGCCGGACTGTCAACGATGATGGGCGTACGGCGCCGATACCGGCCGCCAGTTACGGTTCGGAGGAACCGCCCATGCTCGCCAACGCCCCCGGCAAACTGTACCTGACCGTGGCCCCCGACGGTACCGTCTCCTTGTGGGACGCGCTCGAAACCGCCAACCACGCGCTCAGGGAAGCCCTGTGCATCCTCCCGCTCACGGATGAGCAGATGGCCGAGCTGCGCCGCGCCCACGCCATCGCCAAGGCCAAGGTCGAACCGAGATGATTACCATCCAGACACGCATCACCTTCACCGCGCCCGAAGTGGAGATGATCCACGCGCACGCCAACGCTGTCTGGGCCTACATCGCGGGCGACTGTCTCGCTGGGTTGCGGGACATGGGCAGCAAGCGTACCTACATGACGCGGGCCGAAGTCCTGGACATGGTCCTGGACGCCGACCGCATCGAAGAATCCATGCGCGGATTCATGCGCGACTGGGAACCGCGCCGTCGGGATGATTTCTTCGCTCGGTGGAACATCCTGGACTACAAGGCCCGCATCCGCCTGGTCACGCCCGCGTTCCCGCATCTGCGCTACGGCATGTGACCAACCGTCTGCAGGGCCCTGCAGGGCCCGAACGGCACCGGGGACGGGTCACGGCATGGCCCGACCCCATATCGCGTCCTGCAGGGGCGTGGAGGACCAAAGAATGGCCATCGAAGACGCATACCACGTGTGTATCGACACCACCGGCACCGAGGGCACCGATGCCTATGCCGTGTGGCTGTGCAAGTACGAAGACGACCTCGACGACCGCAACGACCACCCCGGCGACATGCAGTTCTCGTTCATCGTCCATACCGCGCCGACCCGATGGGAAGCGATGCAGTATGTCGACGAACACTTCCCCAAGGCCGCCATCCGCTTCGTTCGCGAAGCCGACCGTCCCGGCCCGCGCGAGCTGCACACATGATGACGGCCCTGCACGCTGACCGCCTGATGCTCCACATCCTGGTGACCTTTGTCTGGGCGCTGTGGCTGTCCCTGTTGTCCGAGGACATCGTCGCCGCTGGACGAACCCAGCGCCAGTACGAAGCCACGCGCACGCCACTGCCGCGCTTCTACGGGACGTATCGCTTGGCGATGATGTTCCTGATGCTGTACTCGTTCCTGGCCTATGCCTGGTACTGGTACCGGGTGTGGACGACCCCGAATTTTCCAGTGTAACAGGCCATCACTGCATGGCATGATGGGTGGGTCGGCGATGATGCCGACCCGCCGTCCCGGAGGGGATGATGCTGACCTACTTCCAGTGCGAGTTCGCCCACTACGGCACCGTCGTCAAAGTGCATGTCGACCTCAAATCACACGAGGCGACCTACCTGGTGCTCCATCAGGGCGTCATCGTTCAGCACGGCCCCATCCACGCCCTCGTCCCTGGCACGACCTGGCGCGAGGTCGCCACCCCCGAACAGGTCCGTGACCTGATCCGTGCCCGCATCGAGGGCATTCACTTCTCCGCCCAGCTGCTGACGTCCCTGTCCACCCACACCGTAGGAGTGTAGCATGCCGATCAAGAAGGCTCGATTCACCGCACACGTGATGCTGACGCTGGAAGTCCCCGCGATCCCCCGCGGGTCCATAGTGGCCGACCCCGCGCTCGCTGCGCGTATCGGGAAGGCGCTCGACAACTACCTCGACGAGCTGCGCGGACAGGACCTCATCCTCTTCCGAGCGCTGATGTCCACGGGGCCTGGCGCCGACACTGTCGGCGTGCGCTTGGCCGGCGCCGAGGTCACGAACGCGTACGTCGGCAGCCCCGGCGACCAGGACGAATCCGAGGACGATGAGCCTGCCAAGCGCCAGGAGCCTGACGTGCCCGCCCTGGCCCCCTACGACCAACACATCGCGCGGATGGCGATGATGGAGTACGTCAAGGGCCTGTCGTTGGACACCGAACCTCTCAACGAGGAAGAAGCCAGCCGCGTCGCGGCCCACAGCATCCGGTTGGGACAGATCTACGCGCACTACGCGATGCGGCGCCCCATCTACTCCCCCTACGCGCGGAGAACCCGGTCGTGAACCGCCGCAATTTCTTGACTGGTGTCATCGTCTCGGCTGCGGCCGGGGCGGTGACGCTTGCCACGGACGAGGAAGTCTCCGCATTCGGCACGGGCACGCCCGCCCGGCTGACGCCCAAGCCAGAGCTGTCCCCCGGTCTCGTCACTGGCCCCATCGACCCGGCGCTCTACGTCCAGACCACGGACGGGCGCTACGTGGAGGTCGGCCTGATCCGAGACATCCTGATCTCGAGTGAGCCAGGCAGAGCGATGTCCGTCGAGGGCACGTTCATGTCTTGGGGGGCGCCGGACCCCTTGCTGCTCCGCGCGTTGATGGGCGAATTTCCAAGTGGACGACGGTTTCACTGGCGCCCATAATGGTTGATGTCGGGGGCGGGCATGGTGCTTGCCCCCACCACGGTTCGGAGGAACCATGGCTGGCTCACCGTACACCCCGCATGACATCCCTCGGGAACAGATCATGTCGGACGCGCTCGAAGCGTTCGAGCATGACTGGACTCACGTCCGTGCTGCGATGCGCGAACGGCGCAACGACCAGGAGTGGTCCGCAGAGTACCGCGCCGCCTACGCCTCGTGCATGTACGATGGCGACCGTTTCATCAAGCGTCTTCAGGATCTGTCCCGTGCCCTCTAAGACGCCCCGCGCCCAAGCTCCCATCGTCGACGACGCGGGCCGTCGACTCCGTCGCCAGTCCATCTACTCGGCCATGCACCCCGAGGCCCGCAAGGCCTTCAACGCTCTCGCCAAGCAGCACAACGTCTCGCGGTCATGGCTGGCCGCCTTCGCCATCGAAACCTTCCTGTACGGGGAAGGCAACACCTACGCCGAGGACCCCAATGCCTAACCTCACGCCAGAAGGACGCGAACGCTTGCTGGCGTTCGCCGACGACCTCACCGCTCAGGCCGACCGCTTCGACATGCATGCCTGGATCGGCGCCCGCGACTTCACGAAAGTTCTCTCCGAGTCGGCACCGGGGGAGCACGGCACGGTTGAAGCCTGCGGTACGACGTGCTGCATCGCGGGCGGTATCGTGCTGCATCACCGAGGCCTGTCCCCAGGAGACATCGACAAGATGCTGATCACTCTGCCGTACTATGGCTACAAGCTCGACGGAACGCCGCGCGTGTCGCGCGCCGCGTACGGGGAGCGTCTCGCCCGGCTTCTGGGATTCTCTTCCTGGGAGGATGAGGCTGCGAGGCTGTTGTTCACAGACGCCGCTGACGGCGACATCGACGTCGAGATACGCAACCACCGGCTGGCCAACCGCCTGTTCCACGTCGACAACTGGCCGCCCGAGTACGGCAAGCGGTACGAAACCCTCGGCCCCGAGCGTCCTGTCGCTCGGGCCGAAGTAGCGGCAGACTACATCCGCCACTACGTCGCCGTCGATGGCGAGACCTGGGACCTGGACGGCGACGCGTAGCGCCGCCCTGTAGGACACGCGGGTCCGGGGCCGCCCCGGTCCCCGACCCGCGACCCGTTCGGGGCTTGTAGGGCCGCGCAGGCGCCCCCAGGAGGCCCCTCCCGGGGCCGCATGCGGGACCACACCCGCCCACATTATCAAGTGGACCAAGGATTCCTGATCGACGATGATACATGGGTCGGCGGGAATGGCCCGCTGACATGCATCGGAGGATGCCATGGTACGAGTAGTGCTGCAGTCCGACGGCGAACCTGCCACCTTCGGACAGTTGATGTTCGGTGCGGAGTTCGTCAAGCACGTCCGGGGCAACAAGCCCGGACAGATGACGGTGACGTCTCTGGATGACCACGGACACCCTACGGTCCTGTTCGCTATGGACGTCGAGGATGTCGTGTGCGATGGTTGCAACACGGTCGTCGCGCCGCACGATCCCTGCCTGCTGGCGTACAACCGGCTGTCGTGCTGGACCTGCGCGACGCGGTACTTCCTGGGCTCCCTGGTGCCCACCCTCACGGAGGCCGAGTAGCATGTACGTCCGGCCCAACTTCCCCACCAAGAAGGCCGTCAAGGACGCGATTGCTGCCGGCCAGGTCGTCACGGTCTTCAACCCCGGCCCGTTTGGCTCTCCCCCGGACACCGGCACGGCCACCGTCGAGGGGCCGCACTACCCGAAGCCGCACCGCTGGTATGGTGAAGTGACTATCGAGAACGGCCGCGTCACCAGCATCAAATAACACAGTGGACATCCCCCGGCTGGCGGGGGATGATGTCCATGTTGGTTCGTCCCCGGTGGGACACGGAATTCTCCACCCCACCTTGAGTCACCCGTGAGGAGGGTCCGACGATGCGCTAGAGACCACGCGATTCACTTCGCGCTTCGGAACACTTGCACGGGGGATGTGGGCTGGGTGCCCCGCCCCCCGTTTTTCCTGAAACGGTTCGGAGGAACCTCATGTCCGTCACCTATCCCGCGCCCCATCCCTCGGTCGCCGCCCCGCTGCTCGCGGCCGTCGAATCCCTGCTCAACCGCCCCGAGACGCTCGACATGGGCGTCTACTATGACACGGACCCGGTCTGCGGCACGACGCTGTGCCTGTGCGGCCAGCTGGTCACCAACCACTACGCCAGTCTCGCGATGCCGGTGCCAGCCGACGTCGTCAAGACGAACTCCTGGTCGTCTGCGGCCCGCGCCATCACGGCGCTCACCGTGGAAGAGTGCAGTCGCCTGTTCCACACCATCGACTGGCCCGAGCCGTTCCGGACGCGCTACCGGGCGGCAGACGCCGCCCTCAGCGACCTGTACCACGTGTTCCGGCGACAGCCGGATAGTCCGATGGACCTCCCCATGAATCGGTGGACCGACCGCGAGCGGGCGGCCTACCGTAAAGTCGCCATGCGTCGGGTGCATATCCTCGCCGACCGCGTGGACGCGTTTCTGAACAACGACGACCACGCCTGACCGGGGGTTCCATGTCTGTCGACTTTGCTTGGGCCATCTGGCTAGTGTCCATCGCGTCGAGCAGCATCACGTCGCTCATCGCGGAAGCCGACACGCGGCAGCGAAACACACGGCTTCTAGAGCGACACCGGGACTCCTATGGAGTGCCCTACCGCCGACCGGGGAACGGCGAGCCGCCCCTGCCGCCGCCCGTGCTGCTCAAGGCGCATTGGGGGCTTCGCCTGGTCGGTGTCTACGCCATCGCGTCGACTTTGGTCTTGGTCGGGTGGGCAATTCTCACACTGGTGACGGCTTGACATGCTGCCCAGTAGCGAGTTCCGGCACCTGACCGATACCCAGTTACGCGAACGTGTTCGGCGCTTCAAGATGTACGGACGAAAGTCTGCGGAAGCGCACGAACGCGTGCGAATGCTGCAAGAGCTCGGCGTCCGGCGAGCGCTCAGGGCCGATGGCCGGTCCGTCATTGTGAAGCCCGAATCAAGGACGTAGCCGGGCGCCTGTGTGTCATGATGGGTGGGTCGGGGAATGGACCCCGGCCCCATCCCGGAGGGGATGACCATGTACGAGTTCACCAAACACGGCGGCGTGACTGTCACTTGTGGCGCGTGCCACGCCCAGACCCCCGCCCACACGACCACGCGCCTCCGCATCGGCGACCCGCCCTCGTGGATGAAAGTCGAAACCGGTCAGTGGGATTTCTCGCACGACTGCGCGGCGACCCGCATCCTCAAGCTGCCCCGGACGGACACGGTCGATGCCTGCCCCGCGTGCGTCGACCGTCTCGCTCGTCAGCGCCGCCAGGGCGGAAACGATTACCTGCCGCGCCCGACCGCCCCTCGCATCACGAACAACTACATGAAGGCGATGCCGCGCCTGATCAAGACCGGAAAGGCAGCGACACCATGAACGACGGACGCGCACGACGACTGCTGGCTCTGGTCGCCTCTTCCATGACGAACGAGGCGCACCGGACCGCACGGCTGACCCTGATGAAGACCGAATGGACGGACCCCACGGCGGCGGATGAAGCGCTGGACCGTCTGGCCCGCCTGACCGGCATGCCCAAGGACACCTGGGCCCGTGCCCTGATCGAAGACATGAGAGGACGGAAGACCGCATGAACGACAACCCCTACACTGCCCACCCGGCCCGTGTTAGTCGACTGACCAGCCGAGCCAGCAACCTCGCGGCGGTCCTTCGGGCCGTCGCGGGAGACACGCCGGTCGCCGGAGAAGACCAGCTGAGACGCGCGGCAAAGCTGTTGCAGCCCGCTGCGGAACAGGCCTACGCCGGACTGAAGAACGTCCACGGCCGAGTCGAGTACGGGTTGATGACGGCCAGTGTCATCGGCGATGCCAACCCCGAGGGCAAAGCCGCTGCCCGGCGTCGGCGCCAGGCCGGGCGCAATGCCGCCAACCAAGCGGCACGGGCGGCCCGCCAGGAAGCCGAACGCACCCTGTTGCTGGAAATGGCCACCGTCTTCGACGACATGGCGCGGCTGGCGCGGTTTGCAGCTGACTCCATGGCCGACATGTCGGGCGCCATCAACACGCTGCGCGAAGCGGTCGGCGTGACGCACCGCGCCATGAAGAACATGGCCGAGTTCAAGGAGCCCCAGGCATGAAGCCCCGCACCTGGCTCCAGACTCAGAACATCCGCCTCGAAGAGTCCGGGCACGAGCTGGCCACGTGGACGCCCGGCGATGCCATGGGCACGCGCTACCGCATTGTGCGGAAGGGGATGGACTACGACGCCGAAAACTCGGTGTTGACGGCCCTCGGCCGGAAGGCCGCCGACACGATGGTGACGGCCTTCACGATTGGCTTCCACCGAGGACAGTATGCCCCCCGGCGCACCCACTGACGAGAGGACATCATGGGACCATCCGATCAGATCGAAGCGTTGACGGAGGAGAACCGTCAACTGACCACCCGCCTGAATGACATGCGGATGCGTCGAGACAACTTGGCCCGTCGGGTCGACTCCCTGAACAACATGGTCCGTGCCCAGGACACGTTGATTCAGGAGCAGCACACTATGCTGCAGTCCGTCCTGATGGAGAACCCGACCTACGAACCGCCGAAGGTGTACGGCCGATGACGACTATCTGGAAATACGAGCTCGACGTCACGGACATCCAAGCGGTGCCCATGCCCGAGGGCGCTGTCATCCGGCACGTCGGACAACAGAATGGCCAGCTGTGCGTGTGGGCAGAAGTCAACGCGTCAGCCCCGTCCGTCGATCTCCTGTTCGAGATCATCGGCACGGGCAACCCGATGCCTGCGCGCAATCGCACCTACCGCGGAAGCGTGCAGGTCGGCATCTTCGTGTGGCACGTCTACACGGTGGACGGCCGATGAAGATCAGAATCAAGAAGCCCGCTGCCGCCCCGGCGCCTGCGCCACCGCGAGGCATCAAGCACTTGCCGGCCAGGACGGACGCCGAAGGGCTGAAGAACTACCATCGGAAGCCCCCGGTCGACAAGCGCATTTTGCTGCCGTCAGCCGGAGAAGTTCACGACATGTCGGCAGAACACCTGCTGCTCTGGAGCACGCTGACGTCGGAGTTCAACCGGGCGCTGCGCTTGGAGCGCGCTCGGCAACAGGCCATCAAGGAAGAAAAGCACGCATTGGCAAAGGTCGAGGCCGACACGCGGGACTCGGCCCTGGTCTACTGCTACGACAAGTACTCGGACTACATCCCGTTCTAGTCGCACGTTTGCAGTATACACCGAACCACTGGCGGTTTATCATTGGTTCATTGGATGCGGGCACGACGTCGGCATCTGACACGAACGGTTCGGTGAGAACCTGAACACCACGGAGGACATCATGAAGCTCGGCATCGTGAAGAAGGCGGCGGTCAAGACCCCCGCACCGGCGAAGAAGAAAGTGGCCGCGAAGGCCAAGACCACCGACATGGTGACGGCCTCACTCGAGAACGCCGCCCCGGCCCCGGACGAGGCGTCCGCCCCCGCCGCCAAGGCCGACAAGACGGCCAAGGCCGAGAAGGCCCCCAAGGCGCCCAAGACCCCGAAGGAGAAGGCGCCGTCGAAGTTCGTCTCCCGCGACGCCCACGCGTTCACGCTGCCGAACGGCGACAAGTTCAACGACCGCCTGCGCGTGTCCGAGTTCCAGGACCTGACGTTCTACCAGAACGGCACCAAGAAGCTCACGGACGCCCAGCTGGTCGAGCTCTGGCAGGAGCAGTTCCCGACCGCGTGCGGCGGGGCGTTCAACGTCTTCCACGTCAAGGGTGCCCGCCGCGACTACAACGCGGGCAAGCACTCCAAGATGTTCGACGGCGTCAAGACCGGCGACCGCGTCTCGGTCGAGTACGACGCCACCAAGGCCGTCGTGCCCGTCCGTGGCAAGGCCGCCCCCACGACCGCGACGGCGTAGGCCCTCCGACTCCGTCGTCGCGCCCGGTGTGCCTTCCCCTCCCAGTCGAAGGCACACCGGGTTTTTCTCTGGAGATATGCATGGCCCTCAAGTGCTGCCCCGCGATGGTGGTCACGGTGCTACCTTCACACACGCCGCTGCGGTCGCGCACCATCGAACGCTTGTGCGGTGAGCCGCTCAATCCTGGGGAAGAGCTGTGCGAGCACCACCGGGCCGAGCAGGCCGAACTGAGCCGAAGGATTGCTCGCCGTAACGCCCAGAAGTTGCAGGATTACATGAAAGGCAAAGCCCGTGCCAAGACGGACGTTTGACATCCAGGGTCATACGACAGAAGTCGTGCGCCTGCCGTTCTTCGCGGGTCCGGATGGACACCTCGCGATCGAGGCGCACTTCATGAACAAGTGTCTGTCCGTGTTGAAGATGGTCTCGTCCAAGGCCGGTGATTCCGATACGGTCATTCACTTGACCGACACACGGCTCATCTACGGGATAGAGTGTCTGGATTCACTCATTCTCGGGTTGACGGCGTTCCGAGAAGAACTGCAGAAGAGAGCCAACCGTGGCGACATCCGATAGTGGCATTTGCCCGCGCTGCGGCGAACCGATGCCCCAGGGCGAAGCCGACCACGCCACGGCGTGCATCTACGAGCCGTGCAACGAAGTCTCGTGCAAGGCGTTGCGGAATCCGCTGACCTTCGATCAGATGACCGACGCCCAGCTGCACTTCCGCTACCACAAGATCGTCATCCCCCGGAGGCGTCCATGACCGTGACTGAATTACATGAACACTTGGAGTCGATGATGGCTTGCAACCCGGCCATCGCCGAGCTCCCCGTCCGCGTGGTGCGCCCGAACGAAGCTACTCCCGCGACCCCGGTGGACGGGATTGCCTACCACGCGTTCCTCGGTGAAGTCGTACTCGTGGCCCAGGTCCCGTACACGGTCGTCGAGCGGGCGAAACCCGGCCTGTAACATGTTCTGCAGGACACGCATGGCCCGGCCCGGCCCGTGGTATGGGCGGCGCCCCGTTCGTGTCCTGCAGGACCCCTAAGCCACGGAGGTGGCCATGTCCGACGCCCCCATTCGTACCGTCACGCGTCGTTTCGGCTTTGACCGCGACGACCTGCAAGCCATCGCCGCCTGGTGGGTCGAGTCCGGCCAGGAACGGTGGGACAAGTCCGCCGAGGCCACGACGCCGGCTTGCGAGATGGAGATTCAAGACTTCCTGGATGCCTGTGTCCGAGGCAACCTCGCGGCCATCAAGGCAGAGCTCGCTGCCCGTGAGCCCCAGAAGATGAAGGTCCGCATCAAGCGGTGATTTTGCAGGTGACACCCGCCCCGCCTTTCGACGACGATGGGTGTGGGCGGATGGACCGCCCGACCCACATCGGAGGATGTGATGCGAGACGGAATTACGGTACACCCTGGCGGTGGCATGACCATCGAGGGCCCCATCCACATCGAGCTGTACCGGTTGATGGCGACCCGGTCGGCGCTGAAGCTGGAAGTCCGAACGGGCATGCAGATGTCCCGTGGCCGGTCGGCGGCCTCGGTCGCCCGGACCATCGTCGCGCTGCCAAAGCGCAACAAGGCCGAGCTGCTCGCCCAGCTGGAGGCGTACATCGAGACGTTTTGCGCCAACAACGGTCTCTCGGCCCCGTCGTGGGTGGGTGAGCGATGAGCAACATCGAAGTTTGCCCCAAGTGCTACGGGGCCAAGGAGATCACCATCTTCCGCCAGACGAAGACGTGCGGCATGTGCGGCGGGCGCGGCTTCGTCGTCTATGGCACACCGCCCCCGGACGGCGCTTACGTCCTGCGCGCGACACCGGCGCCCCCGGACAAGCAAGGCTACCCGCTGGCGGCCGGGGGGTTCGACTTCACCCTGACCATCGAGGAGTACGCGGACGCGGACCTCGGCCCCGGTCTGCATGTGCGCGTCTGGATTCACCACCCGAACGAGGCCTTTGACTGGAACGGCACGCCCATCGGGACGTTCCAAGACCTCGAGCACGCGGCGCGGGCGTGCAATACGCTGTTCCCCGCGTATCCCCCTGCATTCGTCACCACGTCGTAAGGAGCGTATGGACACCTCACACACCATGCCACTGGCGGACGCCATCGAGTTGATGGGCCGCGATTGGAACGACTTCACTCCCTGGTACACGGCGCTGGCCGAGAGACATCCGGCCGCATTCCCGTTGGCGCAGGCACCTATCCGCTGGCTGATGGCCATGCGCGGGTGGAAGTACCTGCGCGACGTCCCTCCGGGCCTGCCGACCCAGACCGGCGTGCCCCAGGACGCGCAATCCTGGTACGAGCTCAACATCACCGAGCGCCCGTTCCTGGTCATCGTCGGCGAGGTCGTGACGATCCTGTTCCTCGCCGAACTGCACTACGAAGCGTACGAGTTCATCCGGCGCGTGCGCGACCTGATCGCGTGGCTCGGCGAGAACGACGACTACGACGAAGGCCAACTGTTCCACATCGTTCAGGAGTACGTGCGGCCGACAACGGCCATGCGCGAACTCTCGTAGGAGACCCATGCCGCCGAAAAAGCTCAACCCCCGCACCAACGTCGAAGCCGCCATGGATTCCTTGCTACTCGCCGGACAAGCACGGCTGTGCATCGTGGCCACGTTCGACGTTCGGAAGTTGAAGACGTCTGACGTGCTCCAGACCGTCACCGAAGCTCTCGACGCCCTTCGGAATCAGGGTAAAATCGAGGCCGCCACCATCGAGTGGCCCCCGACCGACCCCCACGTCGAGGACGTCACACACCTGAACTAGAGGAGCCCATGCCACACGACATCGTCACAGCCCAGATGTCCCCCACCCAGCGGGACACCATGTACCGACTGGCGAACACCGTCGCAGAAAGCTTGATCGCGGCGGGCGGCAACGAAGACGTTCGCATCTCGACGGTCGCGCTGCTGCGCGTCATCGCGGCCGTCATGGCGCGAAATCCCTGGGGCCGAGATCCGGTGACGCAGGCGCACATCAGTGAGCTGTTGCCGCTGTACGTCCGCGCCGCCATCGAGTCCAACGACGGGAGTCGCATCATCCGACCGTTTTCCAAGTTGGTGTAGCCCCGCAAGACAGGCACACGCCCATCGCTTGACGGTATGATGGGTGTGTGCCGTGGACGGACCCCGGCCCGCATCGGAGGATGCGACGATGAAGAACACGCCCGACCCGATTGCCGCCCGCATCATCAAGCTGTTCAACATGGCCACCCATGCCAACTCGAATCCCTTCGAGGCGGAGTTGGCCATGACCAAGATGCGCCAGATGATGGCGGAACACGACCTGTCGCTGGCCGACGTCGAGGCCGCCGCTGGGCGCACCGCCGAAAAGCCCCGCATCGAGATCGTCAAAGTCACGTCCTACACCCGCAAGGGGTTGTTGGCCCGCTATGACCACGCCATCGCCAACGCGGTCGCCACGCTGACTTCGACGTCCGGGTGGCTTCAGACCCGGTACCAGGGACCGCACAAGTGGCAGTCCATGCAGTTCATCGGCACCCCGGCCGATGCCGAGCTCGCCGCCCAGTTGTTCCACGTCTTCATCGGCGCCGCCCGCCACTACGCCCGGCTGGCCTACGGCGGCACGTGGAAGGTCAATCACTCATCCTTCGTGTACGGGTTCGGTAACCGCCTGAACGAGCGGGCCAAGGACTGGATGTCCGTGGTCGAACCCGCCAAGCGAGCCCAGTACGGCATGATCTTGGTCGGCAAGTCGGCGGCAATCGATCAGTACAAGAATGAGTTGCTCGCCCCGTTCAAGGATCAGAAGAAGAAAAAAGTCCGGGACGTCGCCATCAACACCGAGGCGTACTTCAAGGGCGTCGACCGGGCCAACAACACCGACCTACTGAAGTCGGCCAAGATCGGCGGCCGGTGATGGGGTGGCTTCTCCTGGCGTTCGTCGCGGCCATCGTGGCGGCGTTCTTAGCGGGCTGTTTGGCCACGGCCGGGAACATGCCCGCGCCCCCGCCCCCGGACATCCTGCAGGAACCGCCAGCCCCCCGGAAGGGGTGGGTCATTGTGACCGGGCGGGGCAAATCGGCCAAGACGTGGAATTTCCCTGTGGACAACGAAGGCGTGGCCATTGGATTATTCACCCAGAAGGGCGGCAATCTGGCCGCCATCACGGATTCGAGGCCTGCATGAAAATCATCCGGTCGTACCGCGAACTCGCACTCTGGACGGTGGTTCTGGCGCTGGTACTGACGTGGGTCGCTGCTGTGCTGACGGAGCACCTGTGATGCCGGGTGCTCCGCGCACGTACGAGCCAACGCAGTACCCCATCCCCGGTCAGGATGGGCCGGGCGGCTTCAAGCACCGGTTGGCGCAGTACATCAAAGACCTGCCCGACCACCTCGAGATCGAATACGTACGTCAATGGTTACCAGGCGAGGAACGGTTCACCGTTGATTGGCGCGAACAGGCCCGCCGCATCCGGGAGGGTGCCCCCTATGAGCTCACGATTACCATCCGTGACCGTCGGCGCTGACCGGCACCCCGGTCCGTACTACGTCCGCGTCGGTTCGCTTGGGTGGCTGGCCTGGGACAAAACGGTCACCGACAGCCCCTTGCGTTCCGAAGTCGCCGCGTTCGAAGACAAGACAGAGAGCTTGATCGCCGCGATTTCGGCAACCCTTCAGACACGGCAAACCGTGTCGGTGTGTGTGTGGGCACGTGGAACGCCCACTGCAGGGGACTTACAGGGCTTCATGACGGTGGCGTGGTACACTCCGGGTAAATCGGGGGCTTAGGGTAAATGGGGACGGAAACTCTGCATCGCACCCCCCACACACCCCATGTCCCCACCCCGCCATCACCCCTTTCCCTTTCTTCCTTTTTCTAACTTGATGTAAATGTGTAATATATGGAAATAAAAAAGAAGAAAGAGATACGGCGTCCGGGCGTGGGGGGTGGGGGCACCGGGGGGGTGGACTCCAGAGATTCCGTCCCCATTTCCCCGAAACACCCGACAGACCCGAAGACCCCGAATTCCCCGGACGCGCCACGGCCCTTCCTGGCCAACGTGGACAAGCACCGGCAACGGTTCCACGGGGGGAAGCTGTTCTTGCGGGAACTGACCTACGCCATCCAGCTGGACCAAGCTGAAGACAAGCTGGTGCTGCCGAGGTTGCGCCTGGAAGTGCGCGACGACCTGCCCACGTGGGTACCCCCGCGTCGACGGCGCAGACCCCGGCGGTCGCCCATCCCGAACCTGTCGCGGAAGAAGTACTTGCATTCCGTGCAGCTGAAGCAGTGGATGAAACGCATCATCGAAATCCTGGCCGGCGAGCGCCAACACATGCGCGTGCTGCTGGTGCAAGATCCCGAGGCCGCCCCGTTGGAATGGGAGGGTCAGTGTGAGACGTGCGGGGCGACGTTCTCGGTCCGGGGCATCTGGTCCGACCGGGACCGCTTGCCGGACCTGGGAGGCACGGCGTTCCTGGACAACTGTGGCGCCCCGGACCGCGCCATCCTGGAGCGCGTGATCATCCCCAGGAAGTCGCCGCAACGGCGGAATTGGCTCCGCATCAAGCGCATTGCGCCCCGGCGGTAAAAAAACAGGGGGCAGACGCCGAATTAGTGTTGCAATGCATTTGCTGAGTGTGGACAATGGATATCGGCGCGTGGGTCGCATGTAGCGACCACGTAAGGCATCCCCCCTAGGGATCAAGGAGCACGAACATCATGGCAGTCGAGACCACCCCCACCCGAAAGCTCGGGTCCATCAAGACCGTCGCCAAGAAGGCGGCCCCGGCCCCCGCCCCGAAGACCAAGGCCAAGAAGGTCGCCCCGGCCGCCGCGCCCGCCGTCGAGGCCAAGGCCGCCAAGACGCCGGCCGCGCCTCGCGAGCGCAAGACCGAGGGTCCGCGCGGTGCTCGCGGCATGGTGGGCGTGACGTCCGGCCTGTCCATCGCGGCGTTTCAGAACGAGTTGATGCGGAAGAACTTCCGCGCCAAGCTCACCGACGCGCAGCTGGCCGAGGCCATGCGCGTGGAGTTCCCGAGCGCCATCGCCTACACCGAGAAGCACGTGGCGGGCATCCGCTCGGGCTACAACACCGGCGCCCGTGGCAACGAGAAGCCCGACACGCCGCTGCCGCGTTTCGGCGAGGACGGCAAGCCGGTCACGGCGCGTGGCAAGGCGCCCAAGGAGCCCAAGGCCGAGAAGGCCGAGAAGGCGCCGAAGGCGAAGGTCACGACCAAGACCAAGAAGGGCTAGCGCGGCGGCGTCCTCCGTGACGCGTTGGCACTCGACGGCCGGGATGGACGAAAGTCCCCCGGCCGTTTGTTCAGGGAGATACTCCATGACCCTCGATGAACTGATTACCCAGCTACAGGAACTCCGAGCCGACGCCCCGGAATACGGACCCCGCGACGTCAAAATCGAGTGGACGTGGATGCAGGCATCCATCGAAGACGTCGATGCTGGAACAGGACGGTTCGGGGACCGTGTCATCGTCATCAAGGCAGACGTCGACGAATGAAAACCTTCTGGCCCCATCAAGAGAAGGCGATGGCCTACGCCGCGCCCCGCGACCGCATCGCGCTGTTCATGGAAATGCGCTGCGGCAAGACGCCTGTGGCCATCCGCTGGATGCGGAACAAGCTCCCCCAGGGCGGCACGATCCTGGTCCTCGGTCCGACCGAGGTCCTGGACGATTGGATCGACGAGCTCCGGGACGAGGGCGAGACACGCATCCTGATGGCGGCGGGGATGAAGCCCGCCGACCGCGAGTCCCTGGTCGAAGAGATACGCAGCTACACCGGGTCATCGCGTATCTGGGTGCTGTTCAACTACGAGGCCATCCGCGCATCGCAGGCCACGTTCCTCGAACGCGTGCCGACGTGGGACGGCATCATCGCAGACGAGTCGACCAAGCTCCGGAACCCGAAAGCCAAGACCACAAAGCTGGTCACGAAGCTTGGTGCCCGCGTCCGGTACCGGGCTATCCTGACGGGGTTACCCAATCCGGAAGGCCCCGAAGACTACTTCAGTCAGTTCGTGTTCCTCAACGGGCAGTTCATGGGGTCCGACAATTTCTGGCTGTGGAGAGAGCGCAAGTTCTTTCAGCCCGTCGGATTCCAAGCATGGAAGTGGGCCGCCCGTGCGACCACCGTCACCGAGATCAAGACCGAGGTCGCCCGCGAAGCGTTCCGCATGACGCGCAAGCGGGCCAAGATCGGCGGCGCCCTGCTCCAGAACCGATGGATGGTCGACCCCACCGAAGAGCAGGTCAAGGCGATGAAGTCAGTGATGAAACACTTCAGCGTCGGCGACCATCAAACGCAGTGGGCCACGGTACGCGACGTGTGGCTGGCCCGCATCGCTGGAGGCTACCTCCCAGAAGCGGGGCCGGTCGATGAGGAGACCGGTGAGCCGACGACGACGTACCGGATGATCTCGGACCGGAAACATCAGGCATTGTTGAACCGCCTGCAGACGGACTTAAGGGGTGAACCGGTCGTGGTGTGGTTCCGGTTCAACCGGGAACTGTACGACGTCCAACGCGTCCTGCAGGATGCCGGGATTGATGCGCGGGCGATTACCGGCATGACACCCCGCGTCGACCGGGTGAAGATCCGCACGGCGTTCAAGGAGGGGAAGTTCAACGTCATTCTCATCCAGCTGGCCACGGGGCTGTATGGGTTGAACCTCTCGAGAGCGTCGACCGCGATCTACTTCTCCAACAAGTACGATTTGGAAGTGCGCGCGCAATCGCAGGACCGCATCATCCACGGCATGAAGACATCGGCCTCGCACGTCATCGATCTGGTGTGCCGGGGGTCCATTGACGAGGCCGTCTCCAAGGCGTTGCGGAAGAAGTGGAACAACCAACAGGCCTTCGACATGGCCCTTGCGTCCGAGTGGGGCGCCCAATTCCAGAGGATGTATGGCAACGCTAAATCGCGACAGTGAGTATCACTGGAAGAACTGGCCGGAGCACGACGACGCCTACCCGTGGCTGCTGTCGGTTGACCCTGGCTTGAACTCGTGCGGGTGGGCGCTGTGGTTCGATGGCCAGCTCGTCAAGGTCGGCGTCGTCAAACCCCGAAGGTCTGGTACACTGGGGGACCGTATGTCCACCATCCTGAATGCCATTGGAGAGGGGACAGCCGGACATCACACACTCCCGGGAAACAGGTACAAGTTCATCACGTCCGAGCCGCGCATCCACTGCGTCATCGAGATGCCGCACTACCAGGAAGGCTCGGCCAAAGGATCGTTTGGCTGGAAAACGGGTGACTTGCAAAAATTGACGTTGCTCGTAGGATTCCTGGCGGGGCATGATTGGGGGGCCGTGACATTGGCGACGCCGCGCGATTGGAAAGGCCAATTGCCCAAGGACGTTGTCATTCGTCGGGTGACCGCTCGACTGGGAAAATCCCGGTGCGAGCAGCTGGACATCAAAGCTGACGCGTGGGATGCGGTCGGCATTGGACTGTGGGCGTTGACGGGAAAGGTGTGATACATGCCTGAAGAAGAACGAATTCTGCATTTCTACTGGCTGCCTACGAATGCGGTGGCTTGCGGACGTCCGGGGCAGACGCCCATCGCATTCAGTTCGGCATTGGCCGAGCGCGTGACGTGCGAATCGTGCCGGATGACCGAGCTCTGGAAGTACGTCGCTCGGACGCGGGGTGTCCGGTGACATGGATCGCGCCGTGGTACCAGCGCCAGCGTGAGTACCATCGCTCGGCCGAGTGGGGGACCGCCGCCGTCGCACGGGTGAAGTTCGCAGCGGGGGAGGCGTGGTCCGCCGAGGATTACGCCGACCTGATGCCGCCGATGCCTGATCTGTCGACGCACGCCACGCGTCAGCGGTCCGTCGTTCACATCAGGGACTGGCGGACCGGAGACGTGACGTACATCTGTCTTGGCGACATGACGGTGGACGCGATTCTGTTTCAGCAAGGAAAGCTGCGGCCCGACCGGACCGCGTTTGATGAAGCCTGGCATACCGCCTACGATCAGGAGCTCGACTACCGTGCCCAAGTCAGTGCCTACGAAACGCAAACCCACGGCCGCTACGACGGCGCAGGTTGAGGAGGCGTTCTACATTCTGGAACGCGACGGCATCACGTTCTCGCTGCTGTCGACGTTCCGCGACTGCCGGTGGAAGGCCCGCAACTACATGAAGGGCATCACAAAGATGTCCATGGGCTTCCCCATCGTCTTCGGCAACATCGTCCACGCCGCGCTGGAACACGCCTACCAGGGTGTCCGCGACGGCGAATGGGAGGGAGTCATTCCCCGGCCCGTGTTGGGTAATCTGCTTGACACGTTGGAGGGAACGTTCAAGAAGGAAAACCCTCGGATGAATGCCGAGTTGACCCAGGACCTCGAGCTCACCATGCTGATGACACAGCAAGTGTTGCCCCGGTATTTTTCGTTCTGGTGGGAACGGGATAGCGAGCTCACGTGGCTCGAGACCGAGCAGGAGTTCAAGTTGCCGTGGGCGATCACCTTGCCTGCGGTGTCGGTGAACGGTATCTGGCAGCCCCGCGTGGTCAAGACGTACTTGCGCGGGAAGATCGACGGGTTGTTCGAGCGTGCGTCCGGGGTCGGGTCGTTCGAGACCAAGACCAAGGGCCGTGTCGAGCCGGGCAACCTGATGTCCATGTTGCCGTACAATCTGCAAGTCATGATCTACTTGCTGGCGGCCGAGATCCTGTACGGCAAAACGCCGACGTCAGTGATCTACAACATCGTGCGACGCCCGCAACTGCGACAGAAGCAGTCCGAGAACCTGGCGCAGTTCGCGCAGCGCATCGGTGAAGACATCGATGATCGGCCCGACTTCTATTTCATGCGGATCAACATGGACCTCGAGCCGAACGACCTGAAACGGGGTCGGGCGAACCTCGACGACTTGCTCCGTGACTTCGTGCTGTGGTGGATCGGCGAGGGCGGGCACTACCCGAACGACAACCACTGCGAAAACAAGTACGGGACGTGCGAGTTTCTGAACTGGTGCGACGGGAGCATGCGGAACCAGTACTACATCCGGCCGAAAATGTTCAGCGAATTGGGGGACGTATGAGCAATGAAACGCCCGTGTTGACGAAAGAACAGCGAGAGAGATTGACGAGAATCGCTCGCAACTCCATGGTCGGAGGAGACCTCCAAGCGGTACTCGCTGCCCTCACCGCCGCCGAGCAGCAGGTGACGGAGCTGCGGCGGGAGCGGGCCGACCTTGGCGCTCAACTCTACGCGCAGACCGAGCGGGTCAAGCACCTGCTCGACACCATCGACGTGGAGCGCACTGGGCGCAAGGAAGCCGAAGCCGCCCGCGACGTCGCGCGGGAGGAGGCCGAAAAGTGGCGCACTGCCGCCCGCGTGCTCTGTGGTGCCCATGTTGGCGTTCCGCAGGCGACGTGCCCGGTGTGTGACCTCGCAGCCGCGCGGGAGGAGACGGCGAGGCTGAGAGGTGCGCTCGAGTTCTACGCTACTCACCACAGCGGCTACGGCGCAACGGCCAGAGCTGCCCTCACCCCCACCCCGCCCCAGCCCGCGGCGCGGACGGAGGAGGGGTAGATGACAGTTGTAACGATTGATTGCGGCGGCGGTTGCCGCTACGAGGTGCCTGTGTATCTCATCGCTGAAGTGCATCACGGCTTTGGCGGATGGGGCTCCAGTGGCGTACGCCGCGTGACGCTCACGACCGGCAAGGTGTACACCGAAGTCGAGAACCTCGATGAGATTCGACGTGCCATCGCCGAAGCACCGGAGCCCCCGGCGGTGCCCCGATGACCCGCGAAGCCGCCCAGTCCGCGGCCCGCGCCCTGCTCGACGCGATGGCGGGGACGACGCCAAAGGGATGCTCTTACACAGCCCCGACATTCGGCGCGAATTACCCGGATGGCGTGTGTGTCGAGGGCTACTTGTGGGATGCCGACTCCGGCGACTCAGACGGAGATGGATGGGTTTACACGAGCGGCGGAGAGATCCCGTGCCCGTTCTGTAACCGAGGCGCGGCCATCGAGGCGTGCGCGGAGGAGATGGCTTTCGACAGCCCGAACGAGCGCCACAGGTCGCACCACTTCAGGAAGCGGGCCGAGAAGCGCATCGACACGCACCTGCACGACATGCAGCTTCGCTACGGACCGTTCAGGCGATGACAACCAAATACATCGCCCGCGCCTGCCCCGCCCGCCTCGGGCCGGTGCTGCGGGCGCTGATGGGGAGGACTAGATGAGCACCGTTGTGATCAACCCGAACGACACCGCGGATGCCGTTAAGCGAAGGTATCAGGCAGTGTACGGCGAGGACGCCTACGACCGCCTTGGCGACGATGAAGACGCGTGCCAGGACGAACCATACGGGTATCGGGCGCGTCTGCTGGCGAAGGCGCACGCGTTGCTCCACCGCGAAGAAGGCCGAAGCATGTACGGAGAGCCGCCCGAGGCCCCTCGATGACCCGCCCACCCGACTTCGACTTGGGGACGGCGGAGGGGATTGCGCGGACGGAGGAGGGGTAGATGGCCTGCACAGGAATCTCCGCATCGTGGTGCCCTGAGTGTGGCAACTGCACCTGCCCATACGACGAGGCGGTCGGCTACATCGGCGACAGGGACACGCCAGGATGCCCGCTCCATGACCCGAACTCGCCGCACGCCGAGTGGAAGTTCTTCTGCGGTTTGGAGCAGGCCGAGTCAATGCCGCCACTGGTAATGCGAAACCAGCCCGCGGCGCGGACGGAGGAGGGGTAGATGAGTTCTTGGATACAGCATGTCTCGCGACCGGCGCCGCACGTCCCAGTGCCGTGCTCGTATTGCTCGACGCCTGCGATGTCGCGCACATCGAACTGTGTCTCATGCGGCGGGCCCTTGGTGTGGCCCGACATCGTCGAGGAATACATCGAGCGCCGCATCGACATCAGCCGTGATATTCTCGACGTGACGAGCATGGGTGACACGTTTCAGACGTTTCAAGTAGGAAAAAAAACCGCCATTTTGTCAGAAACCATCGTGCGGTCGTCTGTGCAAAAAACCAGTTGACGCAGGGTGTGGCATGTTCCATGATGGTGTTCCACCGGGCGGGGAAACACGCAGTGGATGGGCACGCGGACGGTCCTCGAGGCACTCCGATACCCACGACCTGATGATGCCCGCCCGGTGACTGTTCGAGATACTCGAGGACTTCGTGAACTATACTGAAGAGATCGTCATCATCGGCGGCGGCATGGTCGGGCGCGTAGCCCAGCGATACATGCCGGATGCCTTGATTCTGGATTGGGGGCCGCCCCCGGTCGCCACGCCCCGGCCACAGACGTACGGCGCTATCTACTGGTGGGAGCCAGTTGCCGACCTGCCGTGTGTCCAGTTCCAGGTCCTGACCACCATCGACGGCGAGACGCCCACCCCCGAGGGCATTCGCGCGTACAAGGAACGCGTGGGCAAGGGATTCGAGGTCCAGACCCGGCCCGATGCCGTCGCCCGGCAGTTCCAGCCGCTGTCGCACGGGTATGCGCCGACGTCGTTCCCAGCGCCGTCCCGCATCATGTACCGCGCCAGAGTCGAGCGTATCGACCCCGACGTCCGCATGCTGCACATGGTGAACGGGGACACGTACCTGTACACACACCTGGTGTCGACTATCCCGCTGCCGGCGCTGCTGAAGATGCTGCCGTTCGACGCCGTCGATCAGTTCGAGCATATGGAGTTCCGGTCGCGCCCCATCTTTGTCACGGTTGCTCCTGACGACCATGAAGCCCGCACCGTGCTCCAGGTCAACTACTCGACGACGGGCAATGCTTACCGCGAGACGCGGCATCTGGACGGGTCCACCCATCGGGAGTATGCTTCGGCGCCGATGTACACCGAGTTGCCCGTGAAAAAGCTGGTGCCGGGGCGCATCTACGACGCTTTGCAATCCGCCGAACTGTTGCTGCACCTGCGTGGGATGGCCATCCACAGCTTCGGCCGCTATGGTCGGTGGGACTCGGACGAGTTGCTGCACATGACCGACGCCCAGCTCCGGACGTTCGCGTCACTTCTCTAGGAGACATCATGAAGATACTTCGTGCCCTTTGGCGCCTGATCGTCAGCGACGACAAGCCATTCAGTCAGGAATGGATGGATTCCCTCAAGTACGACCGCCAGGGATGGGCGGACGCCCCCTCATGGAAGAGGCTGGGACGATGAGCGAGTGGGGAAAGATCTGGCACGACCAGTACGGGTTCAATCGGAAGTTTCGGCCCGACCCCGAGACGGACGCGGAACGAGCCGAGCAGGTCAAGGACATTGCCCTGTTGATGCAGTCTGAGATCCATGAGTTGCTCCAGACCGTGGCGTGGAAGAAGCATCGGAAGGACACCCGGCACCGCCCGAACATGGCGCATAGCCATGAAGAACTCACGGACATCTTCAAGTACTTCGTAACGCTGTGCAACCTGTTTGATGTCACGCCAGAAGCGCTCCAGCGCTTGTACTGGGCTAAGTCGGCCGTGTGCGAGCAGCGATATGTCGAAGAGTGGGTGTCCGACTACGCGCGGGGCAACCTGCGGGCCAAGGTGGCCATCGTCGACCTGGACAACGTCATCTTTGACTACATCGATCACTTCGGCAACTTCCTGTACCTGCAGCCCCTGGGCGACGACGTACGGCTGACTCTGATTCGCCTGATCGGCGAACGCAAGTGGATCAGCGCCGAGTCGACAGGCATTCCGGTGTCGGTGTTCGAGGCGTACAAGCACATGTACCGGACCAGCGGCGCGAAGGCGCACCTGCCCTTGATGCCGTACGCCAAGGAATTTATGCAGGCGCTTCGCGGGTTGGGATACGTCATCATCGTTGTCACGTCACGGCCGATTGACCGCTACCCGAACCTGATGATGGACACGATTGCCAGTCTGAACCGACACGGCCTGCCGTACGACCACGTCTGGCACGGCCCGTCAAAGAAAACCGTCCTCGTCGAACGGCTGTCGCCGATGCCGTCGCAGATCTTCGCGATCGACGATGACCCGAAGTATGTCCAGGAATACGTCAGCCTGGGCATTCCTGTCTTCCATGTGTTGAACGGAGGGACGACCCCGCTGACACAGACGGTCGGGCGCGTACCCGTCGCCGACCTGGAAGATGCGTTGAACTGCCTGCACCTGATCGGATAGCACCCATGCCTGACTACGCTGACGCGGGCCACCGCCCGCACGCCGACCACCGGGGGGAGACCCCTGACTTCAAGATCACGAATGGCCCCGAGTCCATTTCCGTGACGCTGGACACCTGGGGGCCTCGCGACTACTACTCCGCGATGTTCGACTACCTCCAGTCGAACTGGGGCGGGGCGCCGTCGCGGATTCAGGAGGCGTTGGACCACCCAGAAATTGACGTCGACCACGATGTCGAAGTGTACCTCGACGCGTGCTTCGGCGGGCGCACACTCCAGCAAGTGTTGGAGGGCATCACGTTCTGGTTCACCATCGACGGCGTAACTCGCGCCATGACTCATGAGATGGTGCGTGCTCGGTTCGCCGCGTTCATGCAGCATGGCGGGCGCGACAACGACTGGCGCCATCGGGACTGGACCATGCCCGAGACGATCCGCCGGGCCTCAGGCGCTCGCATGCCGCCGCATCCCACAGCGCCCTGGGACGGCAAACGAGGAAAAGACCGAGTCGACGCCAAGAACCAGTGGCTGAGAGAACAGCTTGACGCCGACCCGACACTCCGGTGGACGTGTATCACCGACCACCAGCCTGTCGAAGCGCTGCTCGGCGCCTACGACGAAATCCTGCCCGATGACCGGTTCGGGTTGCAGGATGTCATCGAACACCACCTCCGTGAAGGCAAGCGCATCTACGCCGCGCTGGTCGACGCAGGCATACCGTGGCAGGACGCGCGGCGGCTGCTGCCCATCGGCACGCAGACGTACATCCACGGGATTTACAACTTCATTTCGTTGCGCGACTTCCTGGCCAACCGGATGGAGTTCATCATGGACTGGGAAATCAACTGCGTCGCGCAGCTGATGTACCGCGAGATCCTGATGAAGTGCCCGCCTCTCATCGGCAAGTACCTGGGGTCGCACTCCGACCGCCAGGGCCGTGCCGCGTTCGCCGGACTGGACTCGTGGCCCCCGGACATGAAGTACCAGCCCACGTTCGAGCAGGAAGACCCCGTGCTGACGCCGCGCCAGCATCGCCGTGAGCAGATGCCGTTCTGGGTCCTGGCCCAGTCGTCGTTGGACGGCGGGCCGGTGAAGTGGATTCCCACGAACGGCACCTACCCCCACGACCATCCCGACGCCCCCAAGCCGAGGACTCGGTGACCGTGCGGCGGGTCCACCCCCTGAACGCCTGGTTCCTGGGGGTGTTGGAGAAGCACCACGGGGCTGACCTGGACAGCCTCGCGGGATACGGTGACGACCATCAACGAAGTGACGAGGAGTACAATGGCGAAAGTGAAGCGCATGCCCCCGAAGAAAGCCGGCGACGTGTTGGCCAAGGCCCCCAAGGCCAAAGCCGACGACGCCCCGGCGTTCGCCCTACCGACTGACCTGTCGGAGCCGTCCGATTCGTTGCAGGATTACAGCATCCTGCTGTACGGCGCGAAGAAGATCGGCAAGACCACCTTGGCGTCGATGTTCCCTGGCGCCTACTTCCTGATGACGGAGCCGGGCGGCCGGGCGCTCCGCATCTACCAGACGCCTGTCACCACGTGGAAGACGGCCAAGGACGCGTTGCGGGCGCTGGAGAAGAACCCCGGCAAGTTCCGCACCGTCGTCGTCGATACGGTCGACATGCTGTACCAGCTGTGCTTCGCGCACGTCGGCAAGATCGAGGGGTGGGATCACCCGTCCGAGGAAGCGTGGGGCAAGGGATGGGCGGCGCTCCGCAAGGAGTTGTCCGACTACATCACGCGCCTGATGGCGTTGCCGATGGGCGTCGTGCTGATCTCCCATGCCACGGAGAAGGAGGTCCAGAAGAGGGACGGCACGAAGTACGACCGCATCCAGCCGACCATGTCGGGCATGGCCCGCGACTTGGTCGAGGCCATGGTCGATATCTGGATGTACTACGACTACGACGGCGAGGAGCGCGTGTTGCTGCTCCAGGGAGACGACCACATCGCGGCGGGCCACCGCCTGCAGGAACACTTCAGGGCACCGGACGGCGTCCGGTATGTGCGGTCGGTCCCCATGGGGAACGCGCCTGAAGTGGGGTTCAAGAACCTGATGGCGGCCTTCGACAACACGTTGCCGGTCCCCGACGACGTCGACGAGCCGCCGCCCGCCGTCGCGGCCCCGAAGGCCGTGAAGAAGATGGGCGTCAAGAAGAAAGCGAAGGCGTGATGGCGACATCGACCAATCCCCGTGACTGGAAAATCGAGTTGGCGTTGCTGCTCCGCGAGTTGACCGAGATCGCCAAGGTCGCGCGGGCCAGTTTGGAACAGGAAGCCGAGCACGCTCGGAAAATTCGGGAACGGTCCACGCGATGAAGGTCAGCGTCAAGCGCGTCGGGTCGCGGCCGGTCGACCATCCGTCCGAGGACCGCCCACAGCTGTGGCAAAAGTCCATGGCGGTGTGCATCCCGTCCTCGGGGCGGCCCGCGCTCTTGGCTAAGACGCTGCACACGCAACCGTTCCTGAACGACCGGTCCACCTTCATCGGCGTGGCCACTCACGAAGCCGCCGAGTACCGGACGATGCTTCGCACGGTCGCGCCGTCAGTCCGACTGGTGACGTACGACAACCCCGAGGGGTCTATTGCGGTCTGCCGTGAGCACTTGCGACAGGCCGCGTTGGACGCCATTCCTGGCGGCCGGATGGACCGCTTCTGGGTCGTCGTCACGGACGATAACGCGTCGTACTCGTACACGGCGCTCCAGACCTTGGTCGGGGTCGCGTCGTCGTGGCGGGAGCAGCCCTGCATCGTCGCAGGGATGCACGGCACGGCGGCGCACTTCGACCGTCACCGCATCGGAGAAATGGAGGTGCATGCCGGGTATCGATCCTATCCGCAGGTCGCCATGATCTTCCAAGTCTACCCCGCGTCGATGTACGCGGACTACGCGTATCCCGCTGATGCGTATGGACTGGATGACCGGCACCTGGCGTTTTGGGCCATTGCGAAAAAAGGTTTGACCCGTAGTCAATTCCGCGTTGCAATGGACGCACCGTTTCGGAAGTCGCGGTACCAAGCTGGCGGGCAAGGCGACGCGAGGAAACGGGCACGAAAGACGGGGCTGGCCATCGCACGGTTGGCCCTGGACTTCCCTGAATTGGTCGGGACACGCGGCACGTTCCCGACTCCATGGCAAATCATCTTTGCCCTTGCCGAGGGCAAGCAGGTTGACCGGTTGGCGGCCGGCAGCATGCGTAGTGAATCCGCCTTGATCCACCAGGAGTAGTCGTGGCCAAGAAGACCGCAGCACCCCAGACCGATTTCCAGAAGGCTCTCAAGAAGTCCGGCGCCAACTGGGACTCCGCGCGTGAGAAGGCCGCCACCAGCAAGGGCGGCGCCTACCAGGAATTCGACGACGGCAAGTACCTCGCTCGCGTCCAGAAGATGGAGCCCGGCGTCAACACCAAGGGCCCCTACATCATGGTGATGTTCAAGTTCGTGGACGGCGACTACGAGGGCCAGACCAAGCCGCTGTTCCAGAACCTCCAGACGGACGAGAACCTCTTCCACGCCGCCAAGCTGATCGGTTCCTTCGGGTACGAGATCCCCGAGAACATCGCCGACATCGAGAGCATCTGCGAAGCCATCACGGCCGAAAAGCCGCTCTGCAAGATCACCATCAAGACCAAGGGCGAGTACCAGAACGTCTTCCTCGACAAGGTCATCTCCAGCGACGAGGGCGACGAGGACGCCGAGGAGGAGGACGGCGACGAGGACGCCGAGGAGGAATCCGCCGAGGCCGAGGCCGAGGACGAGGACGAGACCGAGGAGGCCGACGAGGAGTCCGAGGAAGAGGAATCCGAGGACGAGGACGAGGACGAGGAAGAAGAGGAAGACGAGGAGGAGGCCGACGAGGACGACACGGCCGAACTCGAGATCGGCATGCGAGTCGAGGCCGAGACGGCCAAGGGCACGCGCCAGGGCGTCGTCCACAAGATGGACCCCGCCGCCGAGACCGTCAAGATCCGCGATGACGCGGGCAAGATCTTCACGGTGCCCGCCTCGGCCGTCTCGCTTCTGGCCGATGTCCCCGACGAGCCCGAACCGCCTCCGGCCAAGCCGAAGGGCGTGAAGAAGCCGGCCGCCCCGGTGACCCCGGCGCCGACGACCAAGAAGAAGACCAAGTAGCACTGCCCGGCCCCGACCGGGTGTAGGACCATGCGGGGGCGGGCGCGATGCCTTCCCCCGCATTTCCTGTCACGGAGGACACCTATGTCAGACATGCCGTCATCGTTCGCCGAATTGTTGCGGGGCCTGCAGGACCCTCCAGCGGACCCGCCCGTGCCCCCGGACCCCGACACCATGGACGTCGGCGAGTCCCGCCCCGTGACCCTGCAGGAGGCGTTGTGGGTCGAAGAGATCCGGGCCATGGCCGAACCATCCGCCAAGATCCGGGCCATCACCGCGTTGCTGCATGTCCGGTCAGGCGAGACGGTCAAGCATGAGCAGTTGGCCATCATGCCGCTGGAAGACTTTCACCGGGCCGTGTCTCGCATGATGGCGGACCTGATGCCCAAACTGGAGAAGGCTCAGCACCTCGCGTCGATGCTGAACTTGTTCCGTCAGACGCCGCCGAACGGGAGCGGACATTGAAGGCCCAGCTGAACGACGGCCCACAGGTGTGGTTCTGGTGCGCTGGGTGCGAGACGCATCATGCAATCGACCCAACCAAGTGGACATGGAACGGCGACACTGAACGGCCAACGTTCCGGCCATCGGTACTCGTGACCTACACATTCGGGGTCGAGCGCACGCCCAAGCGTTGTCACTCGTTCGTAACCGACGGGCATATTCAGTACCTCGACGACTGCACACATGCGCTCGCCGGGCAGACCGTGCTGTTGGAGGATGTCGAGCTATGAACCCCAGGAAGTTCACCGCGCTGGTCGGCCGGTTCTTCCAAGACTGCATGGGAGTCATGGCCCCGAAGAATTCAGACTACAATCCGGACGCCGCCGTTCTACTGGATGTGTTCCGGGCGGCCTGTGAAGAAGGGTATCCCCCGGAAACGGTGCTGCGCGTGTTTCTCCGCAAACACTGGACTGTCATCCGGGGATGGACCCAGGGGCACGTGCATCTGTCCGAGGGACTGGACTCCCGAATGCATGATGCCGCGAACTACATCGGCATGCTGTACATACTGTCCGTCCCAGAATATCGGGACGAAATCTTCGCAGGTATCTTGAAACTCGAGGGGCAAGCATGCGCGTGCGGGTGCGTCGGACAGCTGGCAGTCAGGGAGTCATACGACGGGAATCGAGTCAGAGACGAGCTCCTGTTGCCCCCACGGTGCGAACACGGCGCGCTGTTCCTGTGGCTACTGAGATTGAAAAGTACTTTGGATTCGAGTCCCGCGTCGTGGCCCATGACACGGAAGGTACTGGACTCGTTCCGTACGGCCCAGTCAGCTATTGGGGCTACGCCCCCGCCCGACCGTTCGCCTTCGCGTACTGCGACGCCACCGGCCGCACGGCCTACGTCCGATACACCGTAGACCCGTATACGCGCAAGCCGCTGATCGAAAACGACGAAGACTGGGACCACATCGTCGCGCTGCACGCCAGCGAGGAGTTCATCAAGGTCGGCCACAACATCGGCTATGACATGCGGATGGATCGGATGGTCGGGGCGCCTATTCTGGGCGATATCCACGACACGATGATTCTGGCGCACGTCATCACGGGCGGCGACGAGCTGATGTACGGCTTGAAACCGTTGGCCAAGAAATACTTGGACTACCCGGATGACGACGAAAAGATCCTCGAGGCGGCCGTCAACATGGCCCGCCGTGCCGCCAAGGCACAAGGGTTTTTGATTGCCGGGGGCAAGAAAGAGGTCGAGCGCGGCGACCATGTCGTGTTCGCGGGCAGCAAACCGGCCAAGGCCGACTACTGGCTTGGTCCGGAAGAGATGTGCGAGGAGTACGCTGTCGGCGACGTCCGGCGCACCATGCTGATGTTCCTGCTGTGGTTCGAGCGTCTGATGCGCGACCAGCGAGGGGCTGTCACGTACGCCCGAGAGATGCAGTTGTTCCGGGCTCTCCGTCGGATGGAAGACCGGGGTACGCGGGTCGACCCCGTGCATGCGGCGAAGCTGGTGAAGTGGTACAACGCTTACGCCGCCCGCATGCGCCGATGGGCCGATGCCAACGGGGCCGAGGGCGTGAACTTCCGGTCGCCCAAGCAGCTGTGCCGCATCTTCTACGATGAACGTGGCCTGGAACCGGCGTACACTAAGAAAGGTCACGAGAAAATCGAGCTCGCCCGCGCCATGGGCGAGGAACCCGATTGGGAGGCGTTGAAGAAGCATAGGTCGTTGGGCAAGGACCAGTTGGCCGAATGGGGCGGCAAAGACGAACTGACCGACACGTACAAAGACGAGATGGCCAAGGCCATCTTGGAATGGCGGGCGGCCAAGCAGAGCATCAGTTCGTTCCTGAACATTTACGAGAAGTTCTGGTATCCCGAGGGGCCGGTGTACCAGACCGAAGAAAATCTCGCCGAGTACAACCGGCGCCTCACCCTGTCGCCCCAGGAGAAGGTCGAATGGGAAAAGGACGAGTGGGTGTTCGTCCTGCACCCGAACTACAACCAGACCGGGGCCGTGACTGGGCGTATGACGTGCTCCGACCCGAATCTGCAGCAGGTCGCCTCTGCGACTACTGGTTTGCGCAAGGCCGACATCCCGAGCCGACCGAGAGAATGCTTCGGCCCGCGACCCGGATGCATCTGGTATCTACCCGACTACTCGCAGGTGGAAGTGTGGCTCTTCGCGTTCCTCTCCGGGGAACCGAACATGAAGGGCCTGCTCTTGTCTGGACACGATTTCCACAGCGGAGTCGCGTCAAAAACGTTTACCTCGCGACCGGACTACGAAGAGCGGAGCAAGTATTACCGGAAGCTGGCCAAGCTGATCATGTTCGGCAAGCTGTATGGTGGTGGTGTTGGTTCACGGGAGAAGCCGGGCCGCATGACCAAACTGCTCCAGATGCCGTTCGACGAAGCGAAGGAGTTCATCGAGTCGTTCGATGAGGAGTTCGCCCAGGCCACCGCGTTCATGAAGCGCATGGCCAAGGACGCCAAGCGTACCGGCGAGGCGTTCAACATCTTCGGCCGGCGCTACGTCCTGGGCCCGGACTGGGCCTACAAGGTCGTGAACTATCTGATCCAGGGTGCCGCGGCGGACATCCTGAAGAATGCCACCATCCGGCTGGACTGGATGTTGCAGACGCGCTGGGAGATCCTCGACCCCCGGTGCCGCATGATCAACTCCATCCACGACGAGTTCATGGTCGAGGTACCGTACACCGTCCATTCACGGCGCCTGATGTACGAGATTATCTACACGATGCAGATGGATTCCGCCCTGGCCGGGTTGCCGGTGCCGCTGCCGATTGGCATCAAGACCGCCAAGAAGCGATGGTCCCACACCACGGACGTGGACATTCCCGACTGGGTGAAAGGTGGCGTGCCGCGTGGCCCGGAGGGCACTCGATACTTCCGTGATCTGGAACGACATATGCAGGATTGCCCGTATACGGAATCCTATGCCGGGGCGCAAGCCCAATTTGCCCGCACGCGAGCTGCTCTTGATTTACGCGACGCTGAGCGCGAGCCAGAGCCAGATCGGGCTGCTCCGCGACGAAATCGAAGAAGAACGGCGGCTTAGGTTGGCGGCCGAAACAGAACTACGTCGCTTGACTGCTCAAGAGGACACACATGGCATCCGGTAATCCGCTTCCGCTGTTCGAGGCACACGGGGTCCAGTTCGAAGGGTTCACCGACGATCAGGCCTACGGGACGTGTCCGTTCACCGGCAAGAGCAAGAAGTTCTACGTCAACAAGACCACCGGCCTGTGGGACTCCAAGAACACGGGCAAGTCGGGGAACATCCCGCAATTCCTCTCAGAGATGGCCTTGCAGTACGCGGCGGCGATGACGCCCGTGCTGCTGAAGAAATTGGCCGCCGACCGGGGCGTCGACCCTATTGCGTTCGAGGGATGGAGCATCGGATGGAATGGGTCCGAGTACACGGTGCCTGCGTCGGGCCCTGATGGACTGGTGACCGATATCCGGTTCTACACCCCCGGTCGGAAGATGCGGTCGACTACGGGCGCCAAAACGAACCTGTTCGGCGCCCACCGGTTGAAGGAAGACAACACGGGCATCGTCTTCGTGTGCGAAGGCGAATGGGATGCCGTGGCCTGGGCCTGGGTGCTGAAGACCGCCAACAAAGCCGGGGCGGTTGTCGGCGTGCCGGGTGCGGCCACGTTCAAGCCTGAGTGGGCAACGTACCTGCGGAACAAGCGGGTGTTCGCCATGTACGACCACGACAAGGCCGGGCGCGAGGGACTGCAGTTGTGCGCCGAACGGTGCGCCAACACGGCGACGAACGTCTCAGGGCTGACGTGGCCTGACGACACCCCAGACGGGTGGGACGTCCGCGACGAGGTCAAGGCCAACTCGTCGAACATCCTTCGCATCAATACACTGGTCCGCACCTTGATGGGGCGGTTCGAGCCGGTGACGGTGGCCAAGGGCATGAAGAATGCCAAGCCGCCCGTGGCCCCGCCGCCCGCCTCCCGCAAGGGTGAGGCAAACACGTTGCCGCCTCCCGGGGCCAGCCGCGTGTCCACGTTCAAGGCTCCGTCGCTGGAGAAGGTGGAGGAGACGTTCCGGAAGTGGTTGTTCCTGGACAACACAGACGCTCTGCGTATCATGCTGGCGTGTGTGGTATCCCAGCAAATCGACGGGTCGCCCATCTGGGTCTTTCTGGTGGCGCCGCCCGGCGGGTCCAAGACCGAACACCTGAATTCGCTGTCGACGGTGGCCCACGTCATGATGACGTCATCGCTGACGCCGCACTCCCTGATTTCGGGGGCGAACTTCAAGAGCAACGAAGACCCGTCGTTGATTCCACAGCTGGACGGCAAGGTCCTGGTCATCAAAGACTTCACCGCGATCATCGGCATGCGTGATGCCGACAAGGAAGAAATCTTTGCCATCCTGCGCGATGCGTACGATGGCCACTGTGGGAAGGTATTCGGCAATGGCATTCAGCGCAAGTACGACTCGCGCTTTACGATTCTTGGAGCAGTTACACCACGCATTTATGACCTTGGCTCCAACCACGCTGCCTTGGGAGAACGGTTCCTCAAATTCACGCTCGGAGATAACCTCGACCACGTTGCCGAGGAAGACATCATCCGGCGAGCCATTACCAATATCAATCGCGAGACGTCCATGCGGGCCGAGCTCGCGGACGTCGTCAACGCGTTCCTGACCCAAACGGTCAAGACCGACGTGGTGCCCACCATCCCAGAAGAGATCATGAAGCTGATCATCAATCTGGCGCGGTTCGGTGCCCGCATGCGGGGGACGGTCTCCCGCGATCAGTTCCGCCACGACGTCATGACGTCGCGGCCCTCGGCCGAGGTCGGGTCACGTCTGGGCGTCCAGATGGCGAAGTTGGGGCAGTCGTTGGCTATGGTGGCCGGGCGCACCGAAGTCAACATGGACGACTACCGGCTGATGAAGAAGACGATGTTGGATACCATCCCCCAGCGACTGGAGGACATGGTCCGACTGATGTACCGGGCGTGCCCAACCCGTAATCACTACATGTCGGCGCGGGAACTGGAGATGGTGACCCGGTATCCCTCGGCGACGGTCATCCGGTTGTTGCAAGATTTGATCGTGCTGAACGTCGTGCGGCGGGAGGTCGGTGAGGGCGCCGTCGCGGCCAAGCCCCGGTACACGCTGTCGGATTACATCCGCCGCGCCTTGAACCAAGCGCACCTGTACATCACGGAAGAGGAATATGCCCGCAAGTCGGCTATCGCCATGCGGATCAAGCGAAAGAAGGTTTCGTGACGCCTCACAAACGAGCCGGGTTGGTTGGGCTGGTCGCGTTGTTCTTCATCGCGTCCGTCTACGATGCGCGACAGTACAAGTGGGAGCGGGATGAACTGCGCCGGATGCTGGACGAGTCGTATGACATGAACTGGCGACTGATGCAGGACTGCCCGTCGGTGGCACCGTCGGGATCGCTGGCCGGGGAGGGCGTGCGATTGGAAAAGCCGTCCTGCCCCGAGTCCGGATGGTTTCTGGTTGACGGCCGTCTGGAGGGACGTGACTGCGAGGGAAAGGTTACGGTTGTGTTCGGACCGGGGGATGTGGGCGTCGGACGTGTTCCCGCGATGCCGGTCTTACGTCCTGCAGAACCCTAAGGGCGACGTTCGGGGGTCCGGACATACCATGGGGGCGGCCCCCACCCCCGCGCCCCGCATATGCGTCTGCAGGACGAATGAACGTACGGGGGGACGGCGGGCACCCGGCCACGGGCAAGGAGCAACAGACGCGGCCGGGACAACGGTGGCGAAGCGCTGGTGCCCGCCGCCCCCTCGTACGTTCACTTGGCAATGTCCGCGATGCGGTTCAGCCAGCCCTTCAAATTCGCCCGCTGCTTGGGCAACCGCCGCACCTCATCGTGACAGTGCCGCTCCCATTCGGCCCGGTACATCCGCCGCATGGCTACAGGGTCCGTAGCGCGATTGACGGCGCCCGCCGTGACCGGACCCACGACCCCGTCGACCGCGACGCCCACGATTCGCTGCAGACCGCGTGCCGCATCGTCGGGGCCGGACATCACGCCCCAATGCACGGCCATCTCAGCCAGGGCGGCATCCTTCAACAACGAGAACCCCGGCCCCCGGATGTACCACGCCCGGTAGATCCGGATAGCCGTATCCCGTGTCAACGCCTGCATGTCGGCAAGGGTTGCGGTGCGCCTCAGCCACTTGGAGTAGGTGCGCCACGTGATGCCCCACTTGGTCAAGCCACCGAGATCCGTCGCGTGATTTGTCAGCTTCCCCGTCTCCCACCGGAGCACGGATTCCAGGATGGCGGATTCCTCGAGGTCGGTCATGGCGCCGCCACCTCCTCACGGGACTGATGCTGGGAGCGAAGTTCCGCGCGAACGTTGCGTGTGGTCTGCACAACGAGCAGGAAGGCAAACGCCGCCAGCACAGACTCCTTTACTAGAATCAAGTTGTTGGCAGGCATCGGGTATCGGAGCGCGATGGCGCTGAGCACGATGATGGCGCCGCCGAAGTACCGCACCATAACGTCGCCAGTCTTTGTCATTGCGAGCCACGCCCACGGGCGCGTCGCCGTATACCGCCGCGCCATCAAATAGCTACGGCGATACTGCAGCATCAACCATGTCTGCAGCGCAAACGATGTCGATACGCACACCACGACACACACAAACAGCAAAGTTTCAATCGTCACGGCTTGGATCCTTCACATAGATGCCGGAGACCACGCGTGCTTCCATGCACAGAGCATGGACACGGTGTTTCAGTTCGTCCAGTTCTCCGGCGTCACGCCGCTCGGGTACCGGGGGAAAGCGCACATCGTCGACAGGCTTGCTCGGTCGGAACGGGGCCGGGGTACGATTCAGGCGGTCCATGGAGCCTCCTACTCTGGGGAGATTTCTGGACGGCCAGCACGGTTCCATTCGGCGACGGCGCGGTGCCGGTCATACATCGCCCAGATGCCCTTGGTGATTGACGCGACAGCAATGATGATGACGCTGATCCGGTTCGAGTACACGGACGCCAAGATCATGTCGGCATGCTCGGTCGTGTGATTGGCGATCTGGATCAGGGGCGGCGGAGATGTCAACACGCCCCGCGTACCCTGCTGAAGAATGGCCAACGCCTGAATCAGCCGGAGGACGGCGGTCCGGTTGCCCGACATCGCCAGGATGTGGAGGAACCGGTACTTCCGCCAGTGCGACCGTCGAAATGCGGAGTAGCGCATCATGACGTCCCAGCACTCGACGGCATGCACCACGACCATCAGGACGCCAAGGGCCAGGGCCCACCACTCGACCGGGTATGCGTAAAACGTCATCGGGACTTTCCCTTCATCCGTTCGTGAATCAAGAAATTGTGGGCATCCCACAAGATCGGCGCCAGCTGGTTGCGTAGCGCGTGCAATTCTTCACGGTGGTCGGGTTTCGGCGGTAGGGGTGCGACGTCCAACGGGGGCGGGGCCTCCACGCGTCCAAAGCGCCGAATGAACTGCACGACCCGGTCAATCACGGGGTGCTTCTTCCTTCTTGGCTTCAATGACATGCTTGGTGACCCCCATCAGCTGGTACACCAGTTTGCGCGTTTCCCGGAGTTCAACGTCTTGTTCGGCGATACGCTTGTCGCGGATGTCGATGGCCTCTTTGGCAGCCTTCTCGATGACAGCGACGATACGCTCGTGCGACGTGGCAAACAGCCACCACGGCTTTGCTTTCCACCCGCCATACAGGATGGCGAGCAACAAGGCGCCGATTGACCCGCCGCCGATAGCTTTGAGAATCAGATCAAACGACGGGTCAGTCGGCATGGCATTACTTCTTTGGAGCGGGGGCCTTGACCAGCACCATCTTCTGGAAGTCCCACGAGTCAACGTCGGGGTCGCCCTTGGCTTCCGTGATCAGCCGACGCGTCAGCGCCTGGGTCTGCGTCTTGGAGGCCGCCTCGCGCATGGTGGCGTTCTCGGCCAGGAGTTGAGAGATGAGCGCATCTTTCTGGGCGAGCTGTTCCTGCATTCGCAACAGCGCTGCTTCGAACTGCCCAGCCTTCTGTTCTGCGGTCAAGGTCGCCCCGACGGTCAGGGCGTTCGGGGCGGTCGTCTGGCCGTAGGCCATCGTGCCGAGGATCAGCATCGTGGCCGTGAGTGTTCCGAAGATGAACCGAATCATGTGTGCTCCTTGCACGTCACCGGTAGCGGTGACTCGTTAAAGGGGGAATCGGCGCGGAGCGACCGCGCCGATCCAGGGTTACCGGCGCACGGCCCGGACGAAGGCCCCGGTGCGCTGGTTGATGCCGGTCAGGTCCGTGCGGCCATCGCCGTCCAGATCTCCGGCCGTCCAGACCATGTTCGGGCTGAGGCGTACCCACTCGAACTGCTCCCAGACACCCATGGCGGCGTAGGGCGACGTGTAGCCGAACGGCGTCGACTTCACGAGCAGGTGCCATTCCGAGTCGGCGTTGTAGATCAGGATGTCGGCCGTGGGCTTGACGCGCACGGGGACCGCCGGACCGTAGACGTTCAGGTGTGTCGGCGGCGCGTAGGCATCGTTCAGCACCAGAACCTGGCATCGGCAGATGCCACCGGGGTCCGACTGCTCGACGAACGTGGACCCGTTCGCGGCAGGGAAGGTACGGTCCTGCGCTTCGGCGGGCGCCGCCAGCGTGGACATCAGGAACAGCATCATCAGGGACCACAGAAACTTCGTCATGTTCTCATCCTCAAGGGTGGGCGTCCGGATCGACGCGACCCCCGAATGGTACCGCGACACGGGGGCATATCCCCTGCAAAGTCGCGGTACTGGTATTAGGTCAATGACTCGCGTACGTCGATCTCGTCCATCATGACTTGCGTGCTCGTCGGCGTACGCAGTCCGGCGAGCATGCCCCCGAACGACACAGGCACGGTCGCCGCGATGGGGAACCCCGGCTTGCCCGCCGCAATGTTCGCAGCGACGAGCGTGTTGATGGCGTTGACGTCGGTACCCAGCGCCTGCGCGGCAAGCGCCTTTGTCAGGTAGTAGTCGCGGAACTGCAAGGCGCGAATCTCGTAGACCTTCATGTAGTCGTCTCCTTACGGGCAGAGCCCTGAGTAATTGACAATCAACCCACCAGACACAATCAAATTGCACGAAGCCGTAACAGCAAGCGTCCCGCTCCAGCCGGGGGTTGATCCTGCGTAGTATTGCGTCGCGTACATAGTGTCCCACGGGTTAGACGCTGAACCGATACGGGATGTGCTTGTCGCTTCCCCGGACTCGAAGGCGTACGATTGCCCAGACACCGCCGGCACACCGAGGTAGAGCGTCTGAACACCTGACACAACGCCTAGTTGAAGGTGCGCCGAACCGCCACGCATGTTCAGGTAGTCGCCAGTGGCGTTGCCCCAAATAGATGCGTCAGGAGATCCTGCTGTGCCCCACGAGATCGCCTTTGCTGCTGCGTAAGTTGACGTGCCTGCAACGAAGTTCAGGCCGTTGTTTTGCGTCAGCGCGAAGTTGCCCGTGCTCGTAACGTTGCCGCCCGTCGACAGTAGAATGCTGCCCGTGCTGGTGATATCGCCTGAATTGCCGTCGAACTCGAGCGTACAGCCAACTGCTGTCTTACACAGCCGGAAGTAGCGGTCAGTAATCTGCACGTACCCCTTGGCGCCGACGCCCGAATGCCAATCGCCGAGCAACCACCCGTTCGCCGCACTCAACGACGCATAGAGTGTGCCTGCAGAGTTGTATGCCTCGATAGCGCCGCCGTACGTGATCTGGAATCGTTCATTGGACACCGACCCGAACTTCGCCATTGACGCATCGAGGATAGTTCGTGCCGTGCCGGCCGTGTCGTTGATCTGCACCTGCGTCGAGTTGACGACCACGCGCTGCGTTGTGCCGACGCGGAACAACGCCTGCGTGCTATCGATGTACAAGTTCTCCTGTCCAGCACCATCCTGGCCAATGAGCACCGCGCCCGTCGAACGGTCCACATAGAACCTCCGTTCGGCCGCATCGTCGTACATCTGGATGCCCGGAGAAGACAACGTGATCAAGGGGTTGGTGCCCCATCGCAACGCGACGACCCCAGGATCGATGTACGTGTTGGCCTGCCCCGCGCCTGACTGACCCAGCAGAATGCTCGCATCGGGTGCAAAGCGAGCGTTCTGCGTCGTGCCGCTAGTCATGAAGCGAATGCCGTTCGTCGTGTCGATACCGAGCCACCCACCTGAAGGGTTGCCGAACGCGGCGCCCCATACGGTGGAGGCGCCATAGTCGAACAGCCCCTTCATGTTGCCGAGCGCCCATCGCGTCGACAGGGCGTTGTACGTCGTGCTGGTGCGCTCGTATCCCTGAATGGTCGGCCCCTGCTCGCCACTGCCCTTGATCGACTGGATAGCGTACATGTTGATGCCGCCATCCCCCGTCGTGCCAGTGTTCGCCAACGCGACGCCGCCTGCCCACGCGCGGGCCGGGAACACGCCACCGTAGCCGCGCGTCACGTCGTAGGAATACGGCGTCAGACCGATGCCCACAATCTCGACGGTCACACTGCGCCAATTCGCCGATGAGATCGTCAGGGGCGAGGACGCGGCCACCGACGTGGCCAGGATCGGCCCATTGCTGTCGAAGCTGGCCGATTCCGGCACGGCGGTATTGTTCGAGCGCAGGGTGTACCCCGAAGGAGCGTTCTGGATGTTCGTACCTGCCGACGACATCGCCGCCCGCGCGACCCAGGAACTGTAGTCGGATTTGGACAGCGTCAGCGACGGGTACGACAGCGACGTACTGGCGGCGCCGTTGTCGTGGCTGCACGACACAGGAATCGGCATGGTGCCCGCACTGCTGCGATACACGGACGACATTACACTGGTTGCGTTCGTCCACGTGCCCGACGCGGTACCCGCGCCCGAAGCAATCAGGTATCCCACGCGTACACTGGTACTGCCCCCGCTCTGCGTACACAGCGTGGTCCACCCGCCGCCCGGCAGAGAAGGCGCCGTCGCAGCGTTCCGGAACGCGAACACCAGCAACAGGTCGCCCGCCTGATGCGTGGGCAGCGTGACGCTTGTGGCAACCGCTTCGGCTTCTCCCACGAACGAGATACTCGACGCCCCGGCGCGTGGCCCGCCCGTCACCTGCACGAACTCGGTCTGCAAGTTGTCATTAATGTAGGCGATGTCATTGACCGCCATCTCGTTGTGCGTGGTCAGGAACGTGGTGGCTCCCGAGGAGACCGCCGCTTCCAGCTTAGTTGTCGGCGTGACCAGTACGGCACCGCCGACAGTCGAAATGGCATCCTGCGCGACCAGCGTCGTCGCGAACAGGCTCCGGACCCACAGGTTCGCGTACTGACTGGCGTAGACTCCCAGGTCCGTCGTGAAGTCCTGGTCCGGCCCGACCTGACGCACACCGGGGCCAAAGTACAGGCCATTGGCGATGCTGGCCGCTGCCGTCGACCGAAACAACGTCGACCACGACGACCCGGCATCGTTCCCGGCCTCGAACCGGAAGTTGCCCCCGACGATGCCAGCACGCCAGTTGCGCGACCCCGAGGCATTACCCGTCGCGTTGTACTCCCAGTAGGCGTTCGTGCCCGTATTGCCGATCCAGGTGCGCCCGCTGTCATAGGCACGAAGCAATGCGGTCGCGCCTGTGGCTGAGTCATAGACCGTGAACGGATCGGCCGACCCGCGATAGCCAGTGGCCGTGACCAGGTCATTGACCGTCAAGGGCTCAACAAACGTGATAGCCGTATCCCCGAACTGCGCGACGTTGGCGCTGTCGGCGACGTTGCGGATGTCGACGGTCCCACTACTGGTGCGAATCCCTCCGGTGCCCGTGATCAGGTCGTTGGCCCCGGACAGAGACAGGTTGGCGTTGACCGTGGTCGCGCGGTTCAGGGCAATCGCCGAGTCGCCAATCGTCGCGGAGTCCGACGAATCGGCGACGTTCCGAATCACCACGCTGCCCGAGCCTGCGCGAATACCGCCCGTCCCGACGATGAGGTCGTTGGCGCCGCCAATTGTGAGCGCGCCATTGCTGGTCAACCCTCCGTTGAAGATCGCGGTCGCCGTGAAGGTCTGGGCCGGCACCCATGTCTGGGCAGTGTCGGTGAAGCCCGTCACGCCTGGCAGGTCCGTCTTGGCCAGAGCGCGGCGGACCACCTCGAAGTTCGACGTCCCGATCAGGAGCACCTGCGTGCCGCCCGAAGTGCCTAGGCCCTCCAACCGCACGGTAGACCCTGCAGGCGGCGCGTACGTGCCGACCGACAAGGCACCCGCGACCTGGTTCGGTTGTGCCTGTAGCGTCCCTGCAGACGCCCACAGGGCCATCCACACGACCATCATCACCATCCATCGGTGCATCATCACTGGTTCTCCAACGAAGACATGCCCACGAAGCCAGACGCCGTAGCGGCCGACATGTTCATTTCCAACTGGTAAACCCCGTCCACGGTCACCACCGGGAGATTGTGAACAACCTCGGACACATTGGGTGCCGCGACAGCGCCGCTGCTCGCCGAGGCTGTGCCCAGAATGGTCGTGCCATCCGTGTAGTTCTTCATCCGGAACTGGCACGTCAAGGCCCCGTTGCTGGATGAGAAGTAGGTGCGGAACCGCAACGCGTTCGGGAAGTCGGCTGCCTTGAGCAAGACCGGCACCGCATTCGGCACCGGGCGCCAGCCCGTCGTGTTGACCGGTTCGGAGTTGTTGCCGCCCAGCAGGATACGGACCGGGCCAGCCGTCGTGCCGCCCCCGCCTGTCGATCCACCCGTGCCCGGCGTCGCAGGAATCACGCCGCCCGGCGACGACGGCGCCGCCGCGCCCGACGACGACACGGCAGCGGCTTCGTTGTCGGGTGTCATCTCGCGCCAGAAGTCAATGAACCGCTCCCGGTACGAATTGCCGAGCGCCATTTCGATGACGTACTTCAGCGTGTAGGAATCGTCATCCACGCCCGACACGGACAGCACGACGAAGTTGACCGTCGACAAGCCTCGGTTCGGCAGGTTGACCGGCACACGGGCACCTACGACGGCGTACGTCTCGTCATAGGTTTCCATGGTCAACATGGTCTGTGGCGCTTGCCCGTACCGCGTGATCAGTTCGTCGGCATACGCCTGCGCGACTTCCTTGACCGAGGTCTGGGGGTAATCATCTGACCGGCTGAAGAACCCGTACGTCGAGACCCCTGTCGGATTGCCTGCGCCGACTACCAGCGGGAACTGTGTGACATACTCCACCAGAAGAAAATCGTTGCTGTCCAGCAGCGTTTCGGACACGTTCTGAACGATGCGGTTGTTCGCGGGGTCGTACTCGTACGGAGCGCCGGACCCCAACGCGCCCAAGACCTTGGTCGCATCCACGGCGCCAGGATTCGTGGTCACGACAACTTGGCCGATGTCCTCGACTGGGTCGACCACGGGGAACGCGAACAGCGGGAAGTATCGCGTGACGCCGTCGCCGTAGATGTAGTCCGCGAAGTAGCCCTGGCCCGTGCCTCCGAAGAATACCCGCTGGTCGTTGCGGTAGTCGTCGAAGTTGCGTTCAATCTCGATGGTGCCTTCCAACGGCGTTGCGCTGGTCATGGTCGGCAACGTGACCGTCGAGGGCGGGTACGCGCGGAAGACATTGTCCGGCGTAATGGTCCAGATCCATTCCTCTTTCTGGACAAGGCGGTCCGTTGGCTCCATCCCTGGGCGCCATGAATAGCTGAGCAGCGATCCAATCGCGGACCCGGCCGGCATCGCGGGGTCCAAGCGCGTGCCGAACGCGAAGTTCAACGTCTGCTGAATGACCGTCAACGCGTCCTTGGTCGTCACGGACGGCAAGAAATACGTGTTGATCAGGATGCGGTTGATGTAGGAGTTGTAGTCCTGACACGTGACGGTGAACCGGTGGCCCGAGTCGGCCGAGAACGGTGACTCCCCCAGACGCGTGATGAACCCGCCCCACAGCCACTTGGCCAGAATGGACGACGACGACACGGCGGCCCCGGCCGGGAACTCCAGCGTCCCCGCCGTGGATGAGCTCCTGGTCATGATTCGGGCGATCAGGGTAATGCCCGGCCCGCCGCCGTTCGGGATGGACAGGACGCGCCCGACGTCTGTCGTGTTCAAGGGCCCGCCCGCCGTCACGGTGAAGTTGACCGATCCGTTAACGGTCTGGATTGTCATGGTGCGACGGTCCTTGACCAGCTGCACCGTGTGGCCAATGACCGGCCGATACGACCCGTCCGTCGAGATCAGCGAGCACGTCAACGTGCCCTGCTCCTGGACCGTGGACTCGTACTCCAACGTCCCCGGCACTAGGTGCAGGTTGCGGTCGGCGTTGTTGATGTACAGCGTCAGGACGTCCATGGACTATCGCCTCACCACGCCACGGTCGCGGAGGTACCGGGCACCGTGCCGCATGCTGGACCCGCCGATCTTCCGCCCGTCCAACCAGACATCGACGTTCGGCTGCGTGCTACCGGACCGGTGCATATCGTCGCGCAACGGCCGCACGACCTCGGCCTCACGCTCGCCAATCATCGCCAACGTCGGCTTGTACACGATGCCGCCTGTTGCTAGATGCGGGACATTGAGCGTGGGGTCCGGGCGTTCCGACGCCGGCAGTTCCGGACCATCGCCTTGCTGCTCGAACTCGTACGGGATCTTGAGCGTCGGCATGTTGCGGAACTGGTTCGCAATAGTGTCGGGCAGCTCTCCGGTCTTGTTCGTGATCTCGTTGATACCACCCTTGGCTTTGTCGACAAACCCCTTCCACGCGGCAGGCACTTCGCCCCCGAGGGCCGTGATCAGCGCGGCCAGTCCCGACATCAGAATGTTGTTCAACGACAGCTGCTCGTCCTTGATGACGCCCGTGGCAATCCCCTGCGCAATCAACTTGGCGGTCGCCTCGTCGATGGGGATGCCCATCTGATGGTGCGCCTCGTACACGTTCTGGAGATACCCCTGCATCAATCGGAGCGTCTCGTTCTCCGTGAATCCGGCGGCGATCAGGGAGTCGTACGTCTGCATCCCCTGGGTCTCCATATCGGCCAACGACTCGGCGTTCAAGGCTCCGGTGATCGAGGCCGCCATCATCATGGTGTTCAAGGCACTGGCCGAATCCACGAGCTCCCGGTTCTGATTAACCCGGTCACGGAACTCGGCCAACCCGGCGACGGCCGTCCCCTCCATCGACAGGCCCAGGCCCTGGTACATGCTGATCAGGGAATCGAGCGCTGGTCCCATAGCATCCAGTGCCGCAATCGTCCCCATGCCGCCCTGTTCGGCGGCGACGAACCCGGCCAGCGCAAGGCGCCCCATTCTGGCGAGTTCGTCTCCGGCGGTGGCGGCGCCCTGGGCCTGCTTGGCCATCAACTCGGCCAATGCCTTGTTGGCTTCCTGTGCAGCCTTTCGGTTGGCGTCCGAGTCGTCGTCCTTCAACGCGGTCTGGGCATCCTCGACGGCTTTCCGCGCCGCCTCCATGTCCGTCTTCAACGTGCCGTACTGCTTGGACAGGCCGCCGAATACGCCGGTGAGGGCCGTGGAGTACTTCGTCGTCTGCTCGGCCAGTACCTTGTACACGTCAGCCGACCGCACGCCCATGGATTCGTTCAGGGCGATGATCTCGGCAATGACGGGCGGCGCGATGCGGCCAGTCGTCTCGACGGCCGTGACGATGTTAGCGAAGTTATCCTTGAGTACCTTGGCGGCATCAGCCGCGTCGAAGATGCCCCGCTCCAACATGACGAAGACATCGCGCAACTTGCCGATCTTGTCAAGGTTAGCATCCCACCCGCCAACCTCGCCGACGATGTCCGACATGTTGTACAGGCCAGCGGCCACCTGATCGCCGAACTGCTTCTTGCTCTTCTTGATTTTGTCGGCCAATCCCTTGCTGATGTCGCCGCCCCACTCCTGGCCGACATCTTCCATGATAGACCGCGTCTCGCGTCCACGCCAGTAGGCGACCATGATGCCGACGATAGCGCCCGCGACAGCGCCCCAGACACCGGCCACCATCATGCCCTTGCCCATGGAGGCTGCAATGCCCGCGCCGATGGCCCCGCCGTACATCGCCCCGGTCGAGGCACCGCCCAACATGTTCTTCATCAAAGAATCGCCCGACGTCGCCTGGGCCAGTGCCCCGACCCCGGCCAGCATCCCTGACGCCAGGCCCATCATCCCATCCATCATCATCTGGCCGCCGCCAGCGACTTTTTTCTTCATCATGTCCCAGCCCTTGTCGAACTGGGCAAACCCTTCGGAGAACATGTCCCCGGCCGTCAAGGCGGCCTGTCCCGCGCCTGCGATGCCTGCGATGAACGACACCCAAGAATCCGCCCCGGCACCGACCGTCTGGGCAATCTGCTGGAACTGCTGGGTGAGGGTCGCCAACGGCGCCCGCCACGCGCCCAGGAACTTTCCGCTCATGGCAATTTGCGCGTCGTACATCTTCTTCCACGCTTTTCCGATGGACTCGGCGCTGAACTTGCCCGAATCCGCCATCTGCGTGAAGTCGGTCTCCGCCCCGTCGGCTGCTTCCTTCATGGCCTCGTTGGTCAGGATACCGGCTTCCCTCATGCGGAAGACGATGGTGTCTGCCGTGCGGTTGACGACGTCGATGCGGAACTGCGCCTCGGCATTGATGGCCGTGACCGCCTCGGCATACGCCCCGGCGTTTTCCGCCTTGGTCTGCTTCAGGCCTTCAATCTTGGCCTTGCGTTCGTTCTCGATTCCCTGAATCGTAGCAGCGACACGGGACGATTCGGAGTCCTGAATCGCCAGATTCGACGCACGGGCCACCTGTGCGAGTGCTTCATACTCGTCGCGGGTATCCTGCTGGAGCTTGTTCATGTACGCGAGGTCCGACGTGTCCAACGTCATCTGTCCGCTGGCCGGGTCGAACATCGCAAACGCGTTCTTGTTGTTCAAGGCCTCCGACGCGTCGGCAACGCTCTTCAAGTTGCCGATCATCTCGATACCCCAGGCCCGGCCCGTGACGCGCAACTTGTCGATCTCGCTGCCCCACGCTTCGAGGACCAGCGGCATCGGCGTGTTCTGCGACACGGCCTCGTTAACGGCCTCGGACATGTCATACAGGTCCAGCAGGAACGCCGTCATCAGTGATTTGCGCGTCCGCTCGTACGGTTCCCGTGCGGCGCGGTCGTCGGCCTTGGGCGTCGTTGGCGGACCCGTCTCGGGCGGCTTGCCAGTCGGCTCGCCTGCAGGCGCCCCCGGTACCGGCGTCGACTTGCCCAACTGAATGTCCCGGTTCTTCACCCCCCAGCCGAGGTCTGCCATCGTCTGGTTGATTTGCTTGATACGCTCTTCGAGGGCGTTGGCCTTTTCGATTTCTCGGGCAATCGCTGACTCGCGATCCTCTTTCGTCGCACGGCGCCCACTTACGCCTGCAATGATTTCCGTGCCGTCCCCGATGGCCTTGGCACGGCGACGAAGAGTCTCGGCGGCGAGCGCGGCCTTCTCCTTCTCGATCCGCATGTCCTGCACGTTGAAGGCCAACTGCTCCTTCGCGGCCTGGATGTTGTTCCACCGCTGCGCCGCCTGCAGCTTCAACGAATCCAGGAGCTCGTTGGACCGAGCCGTCTCGTTCTGGAACCCCTCGGCGCTGTACCCCGTCCACTTAGCCAACTCTTCCGTGGCACGGCGCAAGTTGTTCTTTTCTTCCTTGGTCAAGTTGACCTTCTTGGAGAGGTCGTCGTATACCCGAATGACCTCGGCCAACTTGGTTTCCATCTTCTCCAAGGATGCGGAATTTTTCCCCATCTCGGCGACGGCCGCCGTGTTGTCTGTCTTCCACTTGTACAGCGCGATGCCTGTCGTCACGATGGCCGTTGCCAGCATGCCCCACGGCCCCGCCAGCCTAGGCAGGAAAGATGCCAACGTTCGGCCAACGTTCAGCATGCCAGTCCATGCGGCAGCCATCTTGCCGGTCCCCGTGACCATCACCGGCACCGTGTTCTGGGCAATCATCTTCCCGGTATCGGCGAACGAGTACATCGCGCCCCGGAGGCCCAGGATGGATGACGATGTCGTGGCCGATGCCACGGTGGTAGCCATCATCCCTGCAGACGCCGCCTTGGACCAATTGTTCCAGGCCGCGACCCCAGATGCCGCCGCCGATGCCGCGTTGACTACAGTGCCTGCCACGGTGCCCATGGCCCGTCCGTACACGACCGTAGCCGCGTGCCCGACCGTCAGGTAGTTCGTCGCCAGGTGGACCGCCGTCCCGAACGTCGAGATCGCCCGCAGCGGCACCGCGACCCCCGCCCCCAGGGCACTGAGTGCCGACAGCATACCGCCCATGACATAGACGGCCGGACCCAACACGGCCAAGAATGCCGCCATGCCGAGCGCGGTCGACTTGACCGGACCAGGCAGCTGCGCGAACATCTTGAATACTTCACTCAGTACGCCGACACCAGTCTTCAGTGTCGGGAGCAAGTCATTCTTGAGAATAGGCAAGAAGTCCTGGAACAACTGAATACCAAGAATCTTTGCCGACTCCGTCACCTGCTTCAGCTGATTGGAGAACGCCTCCATCTGCTTCTTGGCGACCCGTTCGGCCGTTCCCGCCACATCGCCCAGGATGCCTTCGAACCGCTGCATCTCCGGTCCCATGCCCAACAGGGCCTGAATCGCGCCCCGGCTCTTGTCCTGGAATCCGAGCAACGAGATCGCGGCGAACTTTTGCTGGGCGCTCATGCCCTCCGTATAGCGAGCAATGTCGTTGATGACTTCGCCCATGGAGCGCAAGTTGCCTTCGAGGTTGTAGACCTCGATGCCTTCCTTCTTCCACGTCTCGGCGTTCTTTACGGACGCTTTCTGCATGTCGCGCAGGGCGATGTACATCTGCTCGCCGGCGCGCTGACCCTTGATGTTCTGCGATGCGAACGCCATCAGGGCACTGACGCCCTGTTCGATGCTCAGCCCGTACTGGTTGATGGCACCACCCGCACGGGTGGAGATCGCCTTGGCGAAGTCTTCGACCGTGCCGAGCGCGGAGTTGTTGGCGGCGGTCAAGATGTCGGCCATCTTGGCCATACCCTCGACCTTGCCCGTCGTCCCGAGCGAGGCATCGCCGACCGCCGTCACCGCGCCGGCCAGGTAGTCGCCCGCGTCGGACAACTTCATGACACCGGCCTGTGCGAAGTTGGCAACGGTCTGCAACGACCCCATCGAGTCTTCAGCCGACAAGCCCGCCGATGCCAAGTCGTAGTACGCCTCGGCGGCCTCGGTCGCGCCGAACTTCGTGGACCGCGCGACCGTGAACGCCGTTTCCTCCATCTGCTTGCGGAGGGCGTCGTTCATGTTGCTCATGATCGAGGTGGACTCGGTCATGGCCTTGTCAAAGTCGGCGCCGAACTTCCCAATCGCCCCGAGGGCGCCGGCCAAGGGTGCGGACACCCCGAAGGTGATCCGCGACCCCAGGCTGGCCAGGCGATTGCCCATCGCGTCGAACGTCCGCTCGACGCGGCTAACGTCGCCGGCGAGTGACCCGCTCTGGATTCCGACTCGTACGAGGATCTCTCCAACGGTAGGCATTCGTATCGACCTCGTCGAATTTCGGTCCCATCATGCGGCCCAAAATCTTTTCGGGCCGCATCGCGCCACTCTTCGGTCGCCCGTTGATCAGGTAGGAGACCGCAATTGCCCGAACTTCTTCTTCGCGCCGCTGCCGGTAGATATACCCCAACAGCAACCAGTTGAACTCCGTTGGCGTCAGCCGATAGAATTCATCGGGCTTCAACGCCAACGGGCCGAACGCGGTCGGTAGGGCGCGGACAATCCACTCGGTCCAAGAAAGGTTCTCTTCGGCCCGAGGTGTGAGCGCTTCTACTGACCCTGGGACGGGACGTCGGACGGGCTCAGGACGTGGCCCTCGATGTCGTCGTGGCTCACGGGCGCCGGACCGACCGCCTTCGGACCGGCTGCCGCCAGGGCCTTCTTCCTGAAATCCTCGGCACGTCCGAACGCGCCGTGCTCCTGGGCCACCTCATACGCGAAGGCCAGCAGCTTCTCGATGCCGTTGTCGGGACGCGCCTCGTCGGAGACGTACTCCTGGATCAGGTCACCGACCTGCCGCACGGTGATACGCCGGTCTTCGTGCTGAAACCCGGCCCACAGCAGCCCGCGCACCACGGCGAAGATCGCCTTCTGCTGCATCAGCTGGCCGAAGCCCATGCCGGTTTCCTGCTCGAAGTCGCTGAGTGCGTTCATGTCGAACTTCAGCGTACGGACGTGGCCCTCGTAGGGCTCGAAAAAAGTGAAATTCCTTGCCTGAATGGCCATGGTGAGCTCCTTGCTCTTCTGGGGGTGTTTCGGGACCGCCCCCGCCCGGAGACGGCCCCGCCCTGATTGCCCGACGGCCGCTGGTTAGGCGACAGCCCGCGTCAGCACGTTCGAGGCGCCGCCGCCCGCACGGAACGTGCAGGACGTCATGCCCAGGGTGCCGACCTCGCCCGCGATGGGCGAGTAGTTCTCCAGCACGGCGTTGCCCGAGTACATCGGGTTGGTCGCGCTGGTGGCCGAGCCCTTGACGGCCTTGGCCGTCACCGGGAACGACGCGGCGCCGATCAGCGGGAACAGCGTGGCGTCGACCGACCCCGCCGCGAAGTCCTGCGTGAACTCGACCTCGAGGCTCCAGTTCTTGAGCCCCGGCTTGGACGACCGCGTCCCCGACGTGCCCATGACGGTGTCGTCGAGCATCTCGGCTTCGTAGTTGAGGGTGAGCGACTTGACGTGGTCGCTGAGGTCGATCGAGTTGACCGTCAGCAATGCGTCGGTATAGACGAGTGTGGGCATGATGATCTCCCGTTACTGGATCCCGAGGACCAGGAACGCATTGAAGACGGGCGAGGTACCGGAAATGGTCCAATCGACCCGCCAGTACTGGTCGGTCACCGGACCGGCCAATTCCAGCCACTGGGCGCCGATGGCGGTCGCCGGAGCGAACGTCAGGCGCGTCGTCGGCGACCCGAACCCGACGACGGTGGCACTCTTGACGGTCACGGTCATCGAGGGCGTCGTGCCCCCGGCTTGCGTGACATGCAGTGCTGCGTAGACCCGCTGCGTGGACAGCGCGGCGCCCAACTGCTGCACCGTGCCGGTCCCCGTGGCGGTCTTGGTCCCCGGTGCCAGCATGACAATCCCGCGCACCAGCGGCGTGTTGGAGCTCATGCCCGAGAACTCCGACGCCATCAGGGCGCCGACTTCACCGGAGAGCGGGTTGTACGTGCCGTTGACGGCTCGCACGGAGTAGCCTCGGTCGCCGATGATGTTCCCATCCGGTGAGAACGACATGACCTCACGCGCGGCGCCGATGCGGTTGTAGACGACGGCGTCCACGTCCGTGTCCCAGAAGATCGAGCCATTGAACTCGAACCCCTTGAGACCGGGCTTGGACGACCGGGTACCAGACGTTCCGAAGACCGTGTCATCCAGCATCTCGGCGCTGTACGACATGTCGATGGAGTTGTGGTACCCAGACAGGTTGTACCCGCCGAGGAACACCTTGCAGTCCAGGAGCGTCTGGGTCGCCATGGGTTACTTGCCCTTCTTGTCCGAGACCTCGGCGATGACGCCATCCACGGCGGCCGAGGCGGCCGGGCTGACTTCATCCTGCGGAGTCCGCGTGACCTTCAGGAACCCGTACTGGCGGACGAGCCAGTCCTCGCGCTCCGGGTCGAGGGCGAGAGGCACCGACACTTCGCCAGCGGCGATGATGTGGGCCTCGCCCGTGTCGACATCGCGGACATGGATGTCCTGCGTGCCGATGTTCTTGTAAACCTTCTTGCTCATCCGATCGTCTCCCCGCATTTCTTGCAGTAGAACCGGTTCACGTGGCCCATGGACGGGCTGCTCACACGGGCATCTTCCGGATGCGTACATCCCTGGACGCCCTCTTCGGACCCTTCCGGGTCCGCTTCTGGATCGGGTTCGAGTTCGACGTCCTCCTTGAGAAATTCGAGAAAGTGGCCAATCGCCAAATCGACGGCGGCACACTGCGCTCGAATGGCTTGGAGCAGCAGCACCAGCATGCGAAGACGGGCGTTGCCGTTCATGGATTCTTGCGCCTCACGTGGAGGTTGAATGCGTACTGCATGAGCCCGTCGTTCTCCGTGACCCCCATGGACCAGGGCGGCTGAATCGCCTCAATCAAGAAGTACCGGGTGCCGAGCACTTCTCCCTGGAAACCGTCGAACCGATCGTGCAAGTCCAGGGCGACGGATTCGGCCACTTCAGGGTCCGTCCGCCGTACGTAGACTTGTACGTGCGGTTGATGGTACACCGTCGCGGCCTTTCCGACACCCATAGTCTTCTCGGCGCGTCGGCCCATGGTCGGAATCAGGGCGACGATGTTCGCGGGCTTGCCCGTCCACCGGCCCAGCTGAATGGTGGCGATGGGGCCGGACATCGTCCCGTGGCCCCACAGCTGCACCAACGACCCGAGCTCTTGAAGCATTCCCACGTCAGCCCTCCGTCTCCGATTTGAAGATCTCGGCGATCTGTTCTGCCTTGCTGCCCGACGGCGGTTCCGGTTCGTGACGAATGGTTACCGCTCTGGTGGCACCGCCTGACGACGTGCCCTTCTTTACGAGCATGGGCGGGCGTCCTGACGGGCTCGAGGACACCGTCGGCTGGTTGGCCAGAAACTTTCGAATTTCGTCCCCCACGATGTCGACGTAATCGGCGCTGACTTCCGCGGCGGCTTTTTCCAGAAATTTTGCCTGCCTGCCTCGATCCGACGGGGGGATTTCCTTGAACCCTGGAAGTGTCTCCCCTGGCTGGCGAAACTTGACCCATGTGGACTCGTGGATCTTCCAGGCATACTCCGTGTCGTAACTGATCGTGTACTCTCCGACGGATGACGACCCGAAGTCTTGCGTGCCTTTGCTGACCTTTCCGGAGTCCCTCGTGTTCCCCGTCCGATGGGGGACCATGTCATTTGAAAACTTCAAGATTCGCGCCGCTGCGAAGTAGGCGCCGTGCCCCGCGCGACGGCGAAAGTTTCCCGTGAACGTGCCCCAGTACTTCTTCAGTTCAGGAAGACCCGCGATCTCAAAGTCGAACAGCATCGGGTAGGAGCCATTCCCACCCTTTGTCCATTCGTCATCCGGTTGAGGAAGTCGCCGGAATTTGGTCCCTGCGCTGAAGGCCACGTTATGCGCTCTGACGGTGGTACGGTGGTACCATACCGGTATGGACCCACACTGGTTTTACAACCGAACTACCCAAACCCCCACTTGCTGGGAGTGGAAAGGATGCCGAGCGAGAAACGGATACGGCAAATTGAAGTACAAAGGAGAGGTGCTGTACGCACATCGGAAATCCTTTGAACTCCATAACGGACCGGTCCCTCCGGGAAAATCGGTTCTTCACACTTGCGATAACCGAGCGTGCGTGCGCCCATCCCACTTGTACCTTGGCACTCAACAAGACAACATGACCGACCGAGTTGTAAGGGGACGGCACCCTAACACTCGTTTGACCCTCGATGAAGTTCTTGAAATTCGACGGCTGTACGGCACCATGAGTGTCTCCGCCATTGCTCGCAACTACCCTCACATGACCAGGGCAGCTGTGTACGACGTTGCGGTACGACGCTCGTGGAGTCATGTTGCTTAGGCAGACTGTCTATGGTACATGAAGCCGCACTGAATCAGGTAGTGGTGCAACCCCTGTTCATCGGGATAGCGCCCTACCGAGAAAATCTCTGGTTCCTGGTCTTCCCACCGGACGTCCGGGGGCAACACCAACTTGTCCTGGATCGTGAAGATGCCGATGGACCCGCCCTCTAGCGGGCGCCGATCCTCGTCCACGGGCACGCCATCCGTATAGACGTCGTAGATGACGGCACTGTCTTCGTTCAACGCCCGCCGCAACGCCACGCCCCGGCCGACAATCCGCGCCCGGTATCGCTGCACGGGGCCGAACGTCTTGCGCAAGAAGGCGTCCGTGCCCGTGTACGGCGCGACCGTGACCGTGTCGGTCATCATCGACAGGAATTCGTTGTCGAAGGCCATTAGTGGTCGTGCATCCCTTTGCGGAATGCCCCCTGGATCAGATCCGACCGGTTGCGGGCCGTCTGGTTCTGGATGACGTACACGCCGCCTGCCGTGGGGATACCGCTGATCGCGGGGTCACCGCCGCCCACCTGCAACGTGGTCTTCAACTTCACGAACTGTTCGTACCGCTGACTGGCGAGGATTTTGAGATCGCCGACCCACTTGTCGACCTGCCGGGCGTACCGCGCGATCAAGGCGTCCACGGCCAGGACCGACGCGGCACGCGGTGAGCCGCCCACCGACGCCAGCAGCGCCACGATCTCCTCGTCCTGCATTTGCGGATCTTCGGAGTAGATGTCTCCAATCATGAAGCGCACTTGGTCGAGGGCCGTTTGCTGCGAAGCGTCGTACGAGAAACTCACCGCGGCCTCCTACTGGTCGGGGTCGGAGTACAGCGCGTCCCGGTCGGCCTGTACGTCGGCCAGGAACTGGTTGGCGCGGGCCTTGAGCAGTTCCGCCAGCTGCAGCGTCGTCAGCTCGGGGTACGGCGTGGGGTCCGGAGCGTTGGCGCGGAACGTGTTGTACAGCGCCAGAATGCCCGCGATCCCCATGCCCACCTTCCCAGCCAGCGGGGAGATGAAGTCGAGGACCGAGTTGACCTTGTCGAGGTTCTGCTGAAGGGACATGATGCTCCTAGGCGACGGGCGCCGGAACCGGGGACCGGAACAGGTCACGAATGGCCTGCAGTTGCTTGATCAGATCGTTGACCTTGACGGCTGTCTCCCCGATGCCGGGCGAGATGTTCGGCAACACGGATTCCAGCGACGTCAAGATCGCCTTGGCCTGCGTGGCCAGCGTCTGCTGCTCGGCGACGGTCGTGGCCACCTCGTACGCGATCAGGACGTCGGCCAGCTTGCCGATTTGCGTCCCGGCCGTCTCGAACACGTCGAGCAGGGTCTCGTACTGCTTCTGGTCGAGCGTCTTAACGGCGTACGCCTCCTTGGCGAACGACCGGGCTTCCTGGAGGATAGAGACCGCCCGGAGTCCCTCGGCCGAGATACGCCGCTGTGCCACGTCGGGCGACACGTCGACCGCCCGGCCCGCACACCCCGCCATCAGACCGAACGCCAGCAGCGCGGCCATCAGTTTCCGAACGGAGTTCGAGTTGGTCATCTCGACCGGACCGGGGTCCGCGACGTCGGGCGCCTTCATGTCGGCCGCCGCTCTCGTGAGGGCCATGGACGGCGTCACCACCATCGGGTTCGAGGCTTGGTTGGCCAGGTACCGCTGGAACAGTACCGTGCGGTTCTCCTTGACCCACGACGCGACCGCCGAGATGCCCAGGATGACGAGGCCCGTAGCGAACTCCGCGAAGTTCGACACGGCCGGCGTCCAGTCACCTTCGGTCACGATGCCCTTGGCGATCAGGAAGCCGCCCAGGATGGACAGCAGCTTGATGAATCCCGACTTGAACAACCGTTCGTACAGTACCCGTTCCAACATGGTCTCTCCTTGGTTTTGGGGGGTCATACCGTCGCCGTGCCGTTTCGGGGCAACCCCACGCCCCCGGACGGCCCCTATTTCGTTCTGCAGGACGCTAAGACGGGCGATCGGGGGTCCGGCCATACCACGGGCCACCCCCGGCGTCGCAAACGTCCTGCAGGACCGGAAACCCATCATGCGCCCACCCGCCGGAGTTCCTGGACATAGAACACGATCAGGCGGTGCAACATGCCGCCCCCGGTGTAGGCCACCTTCAACGTCATCCACCGCTTCTGAATCCGGGCGGCCCCGACCGCGACCGTGTCCAACGGGCCGAGGCGCACTTCGAACCGGTCGGCATAGAACGCCCCGCCGTTCACGTTGAAGAAGCTCTGGTTGTCGCGGTCGTTGATGATGGCCTGCGTCGCGGCATCCTCGAGCGTGATGGAGGCCGAGACGACCTCCTCGGGCTGGAGGACGTCGCCGTTCTCCTTGACGATGGCGGCCGTGTACAGGACGGACCCGCCCTCGGGCACGGGAACCGTGAATTCCTTGATCGCGTAGTCCGGCATGGCCGCCTCTACAGACTGTCGAACAACTGTTCCTGCGTGACCGACGTCCGTCGCAACACTTCTTGAACCACTTCTGGGGTGAGGAACGATTCACCCCGGACGCCTGCGGTCCGCATGGCTTCGTTCAAGACCCAGACGATATAATACGTCACCGGGACATTGACGACGACCAAGTCTCCGTTGATGGCCCACACCATCGCCACGGTGCCCTGCGCGTGGATGGCGGTCGACAACGCCCCGGTCAGTCCCAAGGACATCGCGGCGGTGCCGACAAGGGCGGCGGATGGCTTGAACAGGTCGCCGGTCACGCCCACGCTCACGGGCAAGGTGCCCCCGAGGGCGATGGCCGTCGACAGGTCGCCGGTCACCCCCACCGTCAGCGGTGTCGCCCCGGCCAGCGCCAGCGCTGTAGCCAACGCCCCGGACACCTGCACCGACATCGGCGCGGCCCCGCCCAGCGCGATGGCCGTCGACAACGCTCCCGATAGGCCGAGGACCATGTCCGCTGCGCCGGCCAGCGTACTGTTCCCGAGCAGGGCGCCCGTCACGTCCCACGCCATCGGCAACGCGCCAGCGAAGGAGATGACGGTCAGCAACTGCCCGGTATTACTCACCACGACAGGCAACGCGCCGGTCAGGGCAATCGCGGTCGACAGGTCACCGGTCAGGGCAAACGCCGCGCCCAGGTCACCCGACAGCCCGGACCCGACGACCAGCCCGCCCGTCACGCCGAACACGGCCCCAACGGAGGCGGCCAGTTGAATCTGGGTCGTCAGGTTTGCTGACGCAGCTATCGCTATCGGAACGGACCCGCCGAGTGCGATACTGGTCAGCAGATCGCCGGAGGCGGCCATCGCCATTGCGGCATTGCCATTCAAGGCAATCGCGGTCGACAGCGCTCCCGTCACGCCGAACGCGGACGCGGCCGACCCAGCCAGCGCGATCTGCGTCGACAAGGCGCCTGTCGCGGCCACCGATGCTGCCATCGCGCCCGCCATGGTGATCTGCGTCGACAGCGCGCCAGTCAACGAAGCCGTAACATTCAGGGCGCCGTCGAATGTCGCGGGACTGCCGCCTGACACGAGCGGAAACGCCACCATGCACGCGTAGGCGAACCGCGCCGTTCCGATGTTGGTGAAGTTGCCCCGCTGATCGGACTCTGCGGATATCGAATTCCGCCATCCAAAATACTGCTGGTTGCCTCCGACGGTGCCCTTTGTCCAACCGGCGCCTTCGACAGTGCCGCTGTTCGATCCGCTGATGCGGCCGATTACGAACATCAGTGTCGGACCGGTTGTGTCGACATCCCCGACCGCGCCCGCGTAGTGATCGCCGTCGTTGATACCGTCGTAGAACGTTGACGCAATCGGCGTCGCCAACGGATCAAGTCCCGTACACTCGAACGCCGTGCAGAACATGTTCTGCGCCGTGCCTGTAACTTGCGCGATGCTGATGTCGTGATTGCCGGCGCTCACGCCGAACTTTACGAAGATGTATTGCGGGAACGACCCGAGCGACGGACGACTGTCGCCCACCAACACAAAGTCTCCCGCGTCCAGGTTCGTCGTGATGATGTACTCACGCGACGCCGACGACTCGCGCCCGATCAGCACTACAAGGTCGCTCCCGCCCGCCACCCCTAGAAGCTGCAGGAGTGACGGGCCGGGAGTGCCGCTGTAGACGTTGCTCTGCTGAATGGGCGCGGCCATGTCGAGTTACACGCCAGCCTTCTGCGTGCCAGACAGGGCGCCGAGATCGATCATGCCCTGCTCGAGAGCGCTCTGCGCGGCTGCAATCATCGCCGCAACGGCCGCCAACGCTCCGGCGTTCATCTTCACTCGAGCCAGGAAGTTGAGTCGTTCGACATCGATTTCGAGGATACCTCCACTGATGTGATACCGCGCGTCCAGTACCGGGGCATCGGGACTGGTCGTCGACGTCATCTTCCCCAGACCGTTGATCGTGCCGCGATCCGTGTCGTACACGATCTGGCTCAGGTAGAACTTGTCGTATGCTGTAGACCCAGCCCCGCCGAGGACGGTCTTCAGCTGCGGAGGAGTTGAAAGCGTGATCATGACTGCTCCTTACGTCAGCGACGCGGTCAGCGTGCCAGCCGGGAACGACGGGGCCGGGTCGCTGTTGTTGATGGTCTTGGGCGCGTTCAGCGCCCCCTGCATCGCCACGCTACCGCCCGTGGGGGCCGTCATCAGGGCGAAGTGCGTTGCGGTGCCCCAGTTCGCCGACGGCACCGGGAACGTCACCGTCAGCAGGTTCGAGGTCGTGCCGGTCGTCCCGCTGCTGGCGCCGGTACCCGAGTTCTGGGTGTTGCGCCAGTTCGTGGAATTGCATGGCACCTGCACGCGGGCGTAGCTACCGCCAGTGATCTCGGTGCCGCCGCCCGCATCCGACGGAGCGCCCGTGAACAGCGCGACGTACCAGTCGGTCGGGGCCGTGTGCTGGATACCCCGGAACAGGTGATCGATGAGAAGATTCTCGAGATAGTCGGTAGCTGCAGACATTGGGTCTCCTTACCGTACGCGGAACGCGACGGCCTTCATGTTGTTGCTGTCACGCCGCTCGTCGAGGACTTCGACGCCCGGTCCCTTCACGAAACTGCTGATATCCTTGTCGGCGCGGATCGGAAACATCACGCCCCGATTGCCGACACCCACGGCACGGAAGGCCCCTCGGCCATCCTGGATGAACTTCTCCACAGCACGGACGTCGTCCGTCGTCGGGAAGGCATCGGCACGGAAGGGCGCCTCGGCCCAGTGCCCGCGCCACACGCGGTCGTCACTCATCGGAATGGCGTCCAGGCCTGCGTTGAACGCATCCAGGCAGCGGTCCGTGTCCGGCCCCCACCCCATGCACCACAGCCCATCGTCGTGGTGGAAGCACATGACATGCTTGCGGGCGCGGCTGTGCGCGGCAGCGGCAAACGCCGCCATCTCGCTCTGGCAGACATCCCCGTTTCGGCCGTCGCGGCGGAGGTCGCCGAAGTTGCACGGCTCGCCGGAATCGAACGGCATGTCTTCCAGCTGGTGATGGTCGCGGTTCATCTCCTTGCTGTCGATGACGGCGGCCTCGCCCGAGCGCTTGATCCACTCGGTCCAGAACACTCCCGTGTCGCGGGAGATGTGGGCCGAGACGTACGTCGCCGGACGGCGCGAGAACTTCGGGTCGTGCCAGTCGGCGCCGTCGATGCCCGACAGGTTGACCATGGCATCAGGGTCTTCACGGCGGATCATGTCCACCACACGCCACAGGAACGCTTCACTGCGGGAGAAGCCGATGTTCTTGAACTCGTTCGCCACTTCCCAAATGACGTTGTTCTCGAACGTCAGGGCACGCACAAACGTCTCGGCGTACCGCATCAGCGCCGTCTGCCGGTGCGGATGGCCATCGACCACGTCGCGGCGGTCGCGCCAGTCCTCGAACGAGACGGCGTCCGCATCGGGCAGCAGTTCGTGCAGGTCGCCGAAGATGAACCAGCGCACCTTGAGCCCGTGGCGTGCCGCCTCCTGGGTGAGTTCACGCGCGGCCGTGAACGTCTCGGGCGTGTTCGGAATGGTCAGGTCCAGGCCCGTCAGGGCGCGGGCCGTGTCGGACCAGTATGGACCGCCCAGACTGCCGGCGCACCGAAGAATCGTCACTCGCTTGGACGCCGCCCGCGCCATCCACGCGGAGACATGAGACTTGCGCCCCTGCATCCAGTGGGACAGCAGGCTCATGGCGGTGAACTCGCGCCAATCGAACAGGCCCAGGTCTGTCATGAACCAGCGCTTGCTGGGCGATACGCGGAGCGGAAGCGTCGTGTCCGGACGCGCGGCCGGGGGCGGCGTCTCCGGCTCATCCGGCACGGGCACCGGCTTCGCGTGCATGTCCTTGTATTCCTGGGTGGAGTGCCACCAGGCGACCAAGGCTTCCTTGGAGAGCGTGCGGTTGGCTTCGAGCGACGCGAACGCCGTCAGCCAGGCCGCCATGAAGTCCGCGTCCGCCAGCACTTGCGGAAACGGACGCCATGGCGCCTCGGTTCGGATGATGTCGACGATGGTGGCCCACTCGTGGGACTGGTAGGGTCGCATGGTCAGGTTACCTGCACTGGAATTCGATGGGAACGACGACCGGGGCCACGCCCGGCGGAATGTTCGGCTGATACCAATTTGTGACGGTGGCCCCGCACTTCACGAGGCCGCCATCACACACCAACTCGCCGAACGCCATGACCTGCATGCCCGCTACTTCGGACTCGGGGAAGAGGTCAGCGATGCGGATTTCCCAGGCAGCGCCTGGTTCGACAAGCTGAGCCCATGTTCGGCGCCGACCGTCAGTGAAGACGAACGCAAGCTCGACGCGAGTGGCTCGATCACGTGAGTTGAACCCTCCCACATACGAATCAAGGAATCGTCCGTCACGTCGCCAGATCCCGGCTTGCCCGATGACGCCTGCGCCTCCGCGACGACACCCCGGAAATTCCCCGGTGCTCCCGGTGGCGTCGCTCTCCTGAAAAGCAGGGAGTTCGAGTGGACCGACTTCAGCGTCCCGGAGATGGCACGGAGCGAGGCGTAGAAGTTCTTGACCGATGGCATCTCCGACACGGTCACTTCCAGGCTCACGGCATTCGGGTCGTTGATCGCGATGGTCTTCAGCACTTGGCCGGACACCCCCTCGCCGGTCTGGGCCGTGTTGGCGAAGACCACTTCGTACCCCGTCACGGGGTCGCCGGTCGTGGGCTTGTCCCACCCCAGCTGCACGGACGTCGCCGACGGGAGCAGCACGATCTCGGGCGGGGCCTGCGCCAGTGCGACCGTCGAGGTCAAGCACAGCATCAGGAACATCATCAAGACTCTCATGGACATCTCCTTGCACGTAGAAGAAACGGCCCGCACATGCAACACGTGCGGGCCGAGTGACCTCGATCGTTGGTGTCGAGGGCGAACCGCCTACTTCTTCGCCGTCTTCTTGGCCTTGGCCGGGGCCTTCGTCTTCTTGGCCTTGGCCGGCTTCACCGGGGGCGGGGGAGGCGCGTCATCTTCTTCCTCCTCGTCATCCTCGGTCTCGGTCTCGTCGACGTCGGCATCGTCGTCTTCGGTCACATCGACCGCGTCGGATTCCTCCTCGTCCTCGACGGACTCCTGCGCGGCAGCGGCCTTGCGACCACGTGCCAGCGGGGCGGCCTCGGCGTCGAAGGAAGACGTCAGGCCCATGGCCTCGGCGTACTCCTCCGGCGTCGCAGGCCGAATCATGCGCGTAGACGTCATCGCGGCTTCGTTGCGGAAGCTGCCCGTGTCCACGAGGTCTCCCCGTTCATACGCCTCGCCAAAGGCGGTGAAGGGCTTGACCACTACAGAAATCGCCATGTCCGTTCCTCCTTGCTGGTGGACGGGTTATCCGACGATGTTCTCGATGAACACGCCGAGGTCGGGCGCCACGGCCTTGTTGTCGAACGCGACCTCCATCTCGTACCGCGTCGACTTGGTCAGCGGCACCGGGATGGTCGCCACGCCCGCGCCGAGGCCGAGGCCACCGGACACGCCGGTCCAGCGGAACGTGTAGCCCGCCGACGGAGTCAGTCGACCGGGGTTCGCAGCCACGTGCCCGAACCAGGCCGACTTGCCGAAGATGAACGACACGGCCTTGGTCGCGCGCTCGGGCGCCGTGTTGACGACGGCCTTGGCGATCAGGATGCGGTCGATCTCGAGGAACTCCTCGAGCATCCGCAGCGTGACCGACTCGGTCGACGTGTACTTCAGGCGCTCCTTGAAGTCCGGGTGACGGCGGAGCTTCCGGTAGGCCTGGTAGCCGATGACGAGCGTGTTGTTCTCGAGACCCGTGCTCGTGAGCGACCGCTCGCGGATCAGGTCGAGGTCGGCTTCCGGGTCCGACGCCACGTCGTCCCAGCGGAGGAACTGGTTGCCGGTCGGACCCGACGCGACGCCCGCGTAGTCCGTGCCCCAGACACCGGTCTTGAAGAAGTCCGCCGCCCACTGCCGCTCCTGGCGCAGCGCGAGGCGGGACGACACGAAGTTGACCGTCGCTTCCTCGAGGTTCAGGCCGTCGTCCGCGTTGGCCAGCGTCTGGTTGTCCAGATCCTTGTGGAACGCCCAAACGTCGGCGTTGTAGCTGTCGGTCGACAGCTCGAACCCGCTGCCCGCCGACTCGGTGTGCGGCGCACGCTTCCGCGCTTCGTCGCGGAGCCATGCGTCGGACGGCCACGTCCAGTAGTTGTCCTTCTTGTGTTCCACATCCAGGATGGGGAACACGTTGGGGTAGATGAAGTCCTGCGTCGTCTGGAAGTACGCGACGCCGATGTTCGACAGCGTACCCGAGATGTGGACGTCTTCGAGACTCGGCTGACCACGCCGAACCGGAACCAATGCGCTCATGTGCTGCTCTCCCTTGTTTCTGGGTTCGGGTGGACGTTACGAGATGGCCGTGGCGTACGGGCGACGGCAGTCGAAGGCGATGGACCCCAGCTGGTCCGCGCCCGTGGTCGTGTCCAGGGCCTGGCCCACGGACTTGGTGGCCGCACCGACGCCGCGACCGTTGGCACTGACACCGACGACGGCGCCCGCCGCGATGGCCGCGCTGGTCTTGTACTTGCTGATGCCGGCCATCCAGACCGTCGCGGATTCCCCGGCGCCGGGCTTGTTCTGGAGAATGCCGATCGCCTGGTCGGTCGTGGCCGCGATAGCGACGACCTGACCGCTGGAGTTCAGCTTGACGAAGTGGTACTGCAGTGCCGAGAGGTCAGCGCCCGCATCGAACGAGAACTCCGAGGCGCCTGGGGCTTCGAAAGCCATGTGATTTGCTCCTTCTGACAGGTGTCAGGGGTCTGTTGATGTTAGGCCTGGCGACGGCCAGTCCGCTTCTCTTCCTCGACGAGCTCCCGGTACTTCTTCGGGTGCATCTTGTAGACCTTCGACAGCGCGACGGCCTTGACGGTCACCTTCGGGTCGGCCGCCATCAGGTCGGTCGCGGCCTTGTCGAAGAACTGCACGAGCTCCGACCCCTCGACCGTGGCGGTGGCGGTGTTCTCGCTGACGCCCTTCTCGATGGTCTGCGACGTCATCGCGGCGCCACCGGCCTTGATGAGGTTGAACGCCGCCGTGTACTGCTCCGGCGTCAGCGACTTCGCCATCGCGAGCAGGATGGCGCCCTTCTCCTCGGCCGTACCGGGGAGGTGTGGGATCTCGGCCTTGGCGATGGCCGTGTATTCGAGCGTCTCACGCTTCTCGGTCTCGACCAGGCCCGCCGCGATGGCGCGGTCGGCGGCATCCTGGGCGGCCTTGGCCGTGGCCATCGCGGCCTCGGTCTGCGCCTGCTGCGCCTTCAGGAACGCCTGCACGTTGGCGGGCAGTTCGGCGAGGTTGATCTCGACGGCGGGCGGAGTCTGTTCGGCCGCTGCCGGGGGCGTGGCAATCGTCTTGCTCATCGTCTGGGGCTCCTGGTTGAAGAACCGGGCAAACACGCCCTCGGCCTTCTTCAGTACCAGCTGCTTGGCGACATCGGCGTCGCCGTCGAGCGTGTTGCTGTCCATCGCGTCAAGCAGCTGATTGACGTACGCGCTGAACTCTTTGACCGACTTGCGAATGTCGGCAGAGGGGTTGTCGGCGTGGATAGCCGAGTACATGGCGTCCTGCATCGTGTAGATGGAGTCCGCCAACTTGTACAGGGCCTTGCGCCGCTGTTCGGCCAGCAGGATGTCGTTGAACGTGGCCTTCTCGACGGTGTCCACGGCGACCGGCACCGGGGCGTGGGTGGCGTCGGACTTGTAGAACGCGATGTGCGCGTCGGGGTTGGACCCACGCGGGACGAGCGCCACAGCGGTCACCGACAACTGCTTGAGTTTCTTGGCCATTTACTCCTCGACCGGGATGGCCGTGCCCTCGATCGAGAACATGGCGTATTCGTTCTTCTTGATCTTGGACCACGCGGTATCGTCCTCGACGTAGAAGCCCACCCACCACCCCTGGTCCACGGCGTTCTTGGCCAGGCCCAGGGCCAGGCACTTCTCGGGGGTGAACATCATAGACTCGACCAGTTGACCGAGGACCGGTTCCGTGTGGTCGGCGTTCATGTCGCGGAACGACAGGACGAAGTTGTAGGCGGCGTTCTCCAGATCGTCGGGGTCGATCTGCTCTTGGTGGGAATCGGTGACCTGCTCGCCGGTCTTGCGGATGGCGACGTTCGCCCATCCGAACACCAAGCGACGGTCGTCATCGACTTTCACCACGCTTGCTTGAGTTGCCATGCAGATTCCTAGTAGAAGAGGCGGCATTCCAGGGACATCGGTCCGAGGATTGCCGCCTCCACGCCTCTGACGGTCGAGCGTTTAGTTGAGAGTGCCCCCAGCGGGTGCCGAGTCCGCCGGGGGCCCTGCCTGCGCACCCCTACGCATGTCCTACCACCGAGGGGGATTATGCGGGCTCGCGGGGAAGGTGTCAACCCCCCAGGTCGGATTCGGTCTGAACCGAGACCAAGACCGCCCGAATGCGATTCCCCGCCCCGAACTTCACGACGACGTTGACCTCGCGCAACGTCTGGCGGTCCAGCACGGCGCCCCATTTCTGGAGCTCGATGCCCACGACGTCCGTGATGGCTCTACTCCTGGTCCTCGGTGTCGGGATCGGCGGGGTCGGCGGCGGGGTCGTCATCTTCACTCTCCTGGGCCTCGCGGGCCGCATCCACAGTCAACTGCGTATTCGGGTCGACGTTGTCCCGGCCCAACTGAACGCCTTCGGTCGGCAGGTCGGCCAGCGCCAGAATCGCCTTCTCGATCTCGATGTTCGGGAAGATCTTGAACCCGGCCTGGCTCAAGTTCTTCATGAAGATCGACATAGCCTCGAGGTCGGGCAGCATCAACCCCTTGGGGCGGAAGGTCGCCATCTCGTCCATCGGCCATGCGTTGTACGCATACAGCTTCGTCAACGCGATACGGTTGATGACGTCGGCGATGCTCTTGGCCCACCCGGTGATGGAGTGCTGGAACATAGCGGTCTTGTTGCCGGCCAGCGCCTTCGACCCGTAGCGGTTGTTGTGGCCCAGGATGATGAAGTCGGCCAGACACGTCATGGCGATGGCGTTCGCATACCGCCCGATGACCTGCGTCGTGTCGACGGACCGCGACCCCTTGGCCGACAGGAGTTCGAGTTCCCACCCGTACGGCTTGACGATACCCTCCTGCTCGTCGCGGCGGAGGTTGCGGACGACCGTCTCGGCCATGCGGAGGTACTCGGCGGCCTCCCCGTCCGACGCGTCCCAGATGTTGACGCCCTCGGGCGTGGTCATGACGGGCACGCCGTTCATGTCTCGCTCGATGCCGATGGCCTCGATCTCTTCCAACCGCTTCTTGAAGTACCACGGCCGGAACGAATTGCGGAGGATGGACCGCCCCTCGGGGTTGTCCTTGTGCGTGGACGTCCGGAACAACAGCCCTTTGTTCAGGGGCATGATGGCCTTGCGCCCCTCGCCATCGGCCTGTTCAAACCCGGTCACGCGGAACTGGGGGTCACGAATCCACTTGACCAGGGTGTCCTGCCCACGGATGGCCATGTTCTGCCAGCCGATGACGCCGTCCTTGTACCGAGACGTCAGCGGATCATCGGCGTGGGTGTACCCGGCGCGATTCTTGTACGTGACCTCCAGGAACGACCACCCGTAGGGCAACATGGACAGGATCTCGGACAACACGTCTGACCATGTCGTCGTCATGTCGTCCAGCATGGTCCGAATCGCTTCGGCCTGCTTCATGTGGACGTTCTGATCGCTGAACGGCTTGACTTCCCATTCGCACTGGCGAATGAGCATCGAGATAGCGAACATCACGGCGCCGACGATGGGGTCGTTGGACTCCATCTCGCGAATGACCTTCATGCCCTTGGCACCGCGCAACTCGGGCAAGAACTCTTCGTCGACGCGTCCACCCCGGATCTTGATCCCGGTGAAGCCGACGTTCGACGTCCGCATCTTCTGTTCCTGCGAGGTCCGGTACTTCCGAACCGACTGACGTGCTGGCTGACGACGCGCCATTAGGCCGCCCCTTTCCAATAGGACTTCTTGGTGAGTGTGCCGAGGGTCTTCGGCCGAACTGGCGGTCGGTACAGTCTGGGAGCCAGCCCGCTGACCGCGTCAGGCCCGTCGTCATGGTCGGACGGGAACTGGTCATACTGCGCGAAAAACTCTGGATGGGTCTTCCGAAGGTGCCGCGCAAAGCGGATATGCCGGACCACGGGGTCCATCAGAGCCGGCTGCGAGTTCAGGATGCGCGTCATCTTCGAGACGGTATTGTCCACCGTATCGACCCGCACGGCAACTTTCTGGTTGAGCGCCTTCTTCCGCAACGCGTCGCCGTACAAGTTCTTGTACATGTTCTCTTCGACGGTCACCCGCGCCATCGTCCACTTGACGACCTCGATGATAGTGTCCATCTGCCGGTCGGGGGCGAGCTTGTGCATCTGGATGTCAAAGATCTCCACCCAGTTGTCTTTGGTCAAGCCGCCCGTCACCATGCAGAAGTAGTCCCGGTTGCCGCGCCGCATCTCACCGGGACGCTCGCCCCCGGCCGGGTCGACGTACGCCTTGACGAACCGGTACTCCTTCATCCGCGAGGCGTCCCAATCGATGTACTGGAACTCGTCGGTGCGGAACTCGATGTCCTCGGCGTTGCGGGCGAAGTTCAACATTTCTCGCGCAAAGGACAGGTCGCCCACCGTGGGGTCGGCTCGCAACTTGGCCAACTTGTCCAACGGCCAGACATCCGGCCACAACGCGGAGCCGTCATCCGTCCGGTTGCCCAACGGGAACCGTTCTTCCTTCAACCGCATGTTGATGGCCCGCCACAGCAAGCCATCCCATTCCTCGGACGAGACCAGCGTGGCGATCAGACAGTCTTCGTGTGGAAGATTCCCGATGACGAAGATGTCCCAATTGTCAGCGCCAAGGCCGATGAACGTGCCGCCGAACCACCGCTTGTGCTTCTGGCGCTTGTGGAACGTGTCGGCGGTTTCGGGGGACTCGGGGTCATCCAGAATCGCGAGATCAGGGCGGTGATTCTTAAACTTGACCCCGCGCATCTTGGACCCCATGCCCTTGGCCAAGATGGTGGCACCGGACTTGAAGACCAGCTGGTGGTCGGTCCATTTTGTGAACTGACCCTTGCGGTCGATAGCGGGAGCCAGATGAGGAAAATCATGTCGCAACTTCTCATTCTGCTCCAACTCCTCGATGATAGACTGCAGGTTGGCTTGGGCCGACGGCAACGACTCGCCGACCATCAACACAAACCATTTCTTCTTGTACGCCAGCTTCCACAGCGGCAGCGCCAGTCCGTACAACGTGGTCTTGCCGAACTTGCGGGGCGCGATGCGGGCCACCCGCTTGGCGACGCCAGGGTCTTCGGCGCGGTCCAGCAGGTCATCGTGCATCTCACAGAAGCCTTTGTCGAAGTGATGCGACAAATACTGTGCAATGAACGCCCTGAACGAATGTTCGGCGGCGGCGGCATGCGCGGGGGGCGCCCATCGTTTGACACGGACGCGCAACGTCCTGATGGCGCCCTCCAGGAACTCCGCGCCCGTCGGCGGGTCCGGGGTCGGGGTCGCCGACGGTCGGGGCACCACGCGCACTGCAGGACGTCCCATCAACGCCCCGCCCATCATGTCCTTAAGAAGCATCATCCGTCAGCACCTCGGCATCGATGGCGTCATCGTCGCGCCCCTTGCGTGCGGCCTGCTTCGGGTCCAGGGCGATGTGGCCCCAGGCGGTCTCGATCTTCTTGATGACCTCGGGGTCCTCGACATAGGTGGCCACGGCCAGGCCCATCAACTCCACCGCACGGCGGAACACGGCCAGCGACACGGTCCCGGTCTGGTTGATAGCATGCGCCCGCGAGATGAGCTTGCCGACGCCGTCAATCAACTTCTGGACGTCGAACAAATCCGGCAACCGGGCAGGCATCGGGGCCTTCTGCCCCTGCTGCATGCGGGCGTGCCATTCCAGCAACGCCTCCTTGACGGCGTCGTAGTTGTCGACGTAGTCCAAAATCAACGCCCGCATCAACTGCGCCTCGGGCATCAGGTCCATCACGTCGGTGTCGGACGCGGATACCTGATTGAGCCGCTCCCGGAGCGAGTGCCGCTTGATGGCGCTGTACCGGTTGGTGGTGACGCGGAGGTCGATTTCTGGAGGCTGTCGGACGAGCGCTGTGCTGCGAGCCGGGCTTCTTTCTTCTTTCGGAAGAACGCGGGGCTTCGCAGGCGCCACGGGACGCGCGTCCCGCGCAACGACGGCGGGGGCCACGCGCTTCCCAGGCTTGGGTGCCACCGGTGTTTTGCGGCGTTTGACTGGTCGATAGCCGTCGCGTCCGTCCACTGCCATGAGTTCGGGTCCAGGGTATAGAGAATCGTTGACGTGTAGGGTACACCATCGGCCCCGACACAGGGATACCGTTCCACCGGGTAACCGCGCACCATGATACGCCCGACGCGGAGCTCCCAGACAATCCACGCAATCATCGCCGACGAGACGCCCAACGACGTCGCCAACGAGCCGTAAGTCGGCCACCGGTCGCGCGTCTCGGCATCCATCTCGACTTTCTGGATGGGTTGGCGCATGGTCCACCACGCCACGAGCGCGACCGTGTCGGGCCAGGCCCGGACCTGCACGCCCATGCCCTTGGTCGAGACCAGGATGACGCGCTGACCCTCCTCGGTGTAGACCCACGTCACCGCGCCGTACTCGGGCAGGCCCAGCCCTTTCCGGAACCGCGACCGCCACGCGGACCACTGCGCCCGCCCCGTCGCAAACTGCGCCGAGCGGTCCGTCCGGGGGTACGCGGGCGGCGGCGTCAGGACACCGACCGGCCGGTCATTCAACAGCTTATGCTTGACACACCACGGCGAGGCCATGAACACCCCGACGGCATCCGGGGGGACCCAGGACGGGGTATGGGTGCCTTGCGGGGCGTCCTTCTTCTTCACCACGCGCACGGCGTTGGGGCACCCCGGCACCGTGCATCGAGGCCGCACGCTGTGGGGCAGGGCAATCGGCTTCTGCGACGTGGGGGAATGGTACCGGCGCAGGTCGCGGCACCGCCCGCACTCGGTGCGGTACCGGGCGACGCCGTTTCGGATTTCCTTGAACTGGGCGGGGCGGCCGCACTTGCACGCGGGCCGGGCCTTGCCTCCGCGGACCGTCGGCGTCAGGACAGTCGCGCGGGGCTGGTTCGGGCGAATGGGGGGCGGCGGCTCCCGCAACGGCGTCAGCACGTTGGGGAGCACGCCATCCAGCAACGCTTTCAACGGCGACGGGTACGCGGCCCGTGACGCCGGAGTCCGGCGCTTCACGCGGTCCGCTCCGGGGGCGGGACGATTTCATCAATCTGACGCGCCAGCGAGGCCGACGCAACGCGAGGCCACTGTACGATGGTCGGGCCGGTCAGCACCTCGTGAACGCCGCGCAAGAACTTCTCCAACTCCTGGACGCGGGTTTCGAGATCGCGGATCTTTTTCTCCGCGGAACGGTGCTGTTGCTCGGCGGCGCGGTACATAGCGGATTCACTGTCCATCGGGCACCTTCACTTTGTGTCCCGTCATCGGGAAGATATGCTGACAGTTGGGGCACTGCACGCGCCGATGCCGGTTCGTCGTGCCTCCGGTGCGGTCCTTGTTCTTGCCATACGTCGATGGCGGCGGATGTTGCGCGAAGTAGCGCTCCAGTTCGCCGGACGTCCATCGCTCGGCGATGGCCCGTTCCAGGACGCGGTCCCGCAGGTCGAGGTCCTTGATCCGCAACAGCATCTTGTGCGTGATCCAGGCCAGATGCGGCGCGGCTGGGCCCTCGGGGAAGGCTACGGCTACATCGTACAACGCGTGCAGGTGACTGCGACTCCGGCCCGTGATGCGGCTGGACGCCTTGAATCCGGGGTCCAAGGACCACCCCTGACCCCGGACCAGCCAGAAGCCTAGGTCCCAGGACGAGACGTCGTTGCGCCGCGCGTACATGCGGCCTTCTTCTTCCCACGCCGCGAACGACGGGCCAGGGTCCGGGCGCATCATCCTGGCAGAACTGAGCCCGGCAACGTCGGACCCGGATGCCGGGGCCACTCCGGCGGCAGCGGCATCCACTCCACGATCCGGGCCGTCAGCGGCGCGTACTGCACGCCGTTGAACGTCAGGAATTGGCCGTGGAGGTCGCTCCACACGGCGACCGCGACGAACAGCTGGTTGGTCCGGCGCGACCAGGCCTTGACCAGCACCGGGTCGGCTGGGCTCGGGCCGTGGGGAATCGAGTGGGCGTCGTGCCAGACCAGGATCGGTGATTGGAGCCAGTCGGCGTGTCGAATCGGCAAGGGTTCGGTAGGCACTCACTTATCCTCCGTGGGGTCATGCTTGGCCACCTGTGCGGCCCGTTGAATCAGGGCGCATGCGGTGCCAATCAACCGGCGGTACAAGGCCTCTTCGCTGAAATTCTGTTTTTTCGGAGGGGCGCCCCCGGATGTAAAGATGATTTCCTTGTCCGTCACCGCATCGAGAAGCAGGCGCACTTCGTTGTCGGTGTACGGCCCGTTGGCCTCCATCTCGGTCAGGACGTCCATCCAGACACGCGTTGGGATATCCATCAGTACTCAACCCATCCCTGCGGCGTTTTCTTGACGCCTTGGGCTTTCAGTTGCCTGGGCGTCATCGCCTCGTACTTGGCGATCATGTGCTCATTCGTACACAGGTAGACTGGCGCGGACGCGGCTTTCGCGGCGGGCTTCTGCGGAACGGCTTTCAAACGGCGCCTCGGTGCCGGGGTGGGGGCGGGTTTCTTGACCTTGCGGGGTGGGCGGGGCAGCACGGGGCGCGGCGGGCGTTCGGCGGCCAGCGCGGCAACGTGCGGGTTCGTCAGGGAGGGGATGTCCGACTTCGCGTGGCGGTGGCACGTCAGGGCGTAGCCGGGGGTGGCGGGGTCGGGCGGGCCGTAGATGTCGTAGGCATCGGCCTGCTCGGGGGTCATGTCCTCGATGTCCATCGAGGCGGGCATCCGGAGGGGATAGCGCCGGGCCACGCGACGGCAGCCGGGGACAGCACAGGTCGGCTCCTCCGTGGAGCGCGGCGGGGCTGTCATCGGATGCGGGGACTGCAAGGGATGGTTGCAGTGCCACGAGCACCACTTGCGGTACGAGGACACCACGGTGCCATCGGCGCGGGTGTAGCGCGAGCCAAGGGAGCGCGGGGCCGTACAGTTGGGGGCCTGGCACGGGGGGCGGTCATCGAGCGTCAGGGGGCGTCCATGCATATGCGGCATTATGCACCGTAGTGGTGGACGTGTCAACCGGGGAATATGTGGAATAAGGGGGGCGTTTCCGATTCGGTCTTCGCCCCCTACCCCCCCCCGCCACCCCCGGACCGCCCCGTTCCTTTTCTCTTTCTTATTCTATATATACCATTTTTACATTAAGTCTTTAAAAAGAAGAAGAAGGGAGGGGAAAAAAGAAGGAATGTGGGGGGGTCCGGACGGGGGGAGGGGGGTGTAAGGTTTGTGGGAAACGCCCCCCATTTACCGAAGGCACCCGAAGACCCCCGATTTTGCCGTAAAACTCAGGGTTTCGTGAAACTGCCTTAGGAAAATCGCGAATTGTGGGGGTAAAAATCCAGGCGTTTCAGGCCTGTCCGGGAGTGATATACCCCAGAACGGGCTGGTCATCGACCAGTGACCAGTGCCGGATTTTTGCTTAAGGTCCGAGGCAGGTGCTAATGGTGTACCGGGCGCCGCGACGGCCCCGGACGCAAAAACGGTCACCGGTGGGTGACCCCAACGAACGGACACCGCATCATGGCACGCGCCACCACCCGCACCCGCACCACGACCACGACCCCGGCCATCATCGACACCACGCCCGACGTGTCGGTCGACGTCGCCACCCCGACCGCCGTCGTCATCGCCGACCCCGTCGACGTCGTCGCGACCACGGCCGACGTGGTCCCGTTCGCCGACGGGTACCGGTTGGCGGTCGTCACCGCGACCCGCACGGTCGGGGACGCCGTGGAACCCCGGTTCACCCCGGACATCGTCGCGGCGTTGACGACCGCGCCGATGATCGCCATCGCCGCCGGCATGGACGCCGTCCGCGACGTCGTCCGGACCCCGGCCGACATCGACGCCGCCGTGACCCGGTTCGACGCGGCGGCCGCCGCGTACCACGTGCCGACGTCCGCGACCACGGTCAACGTCGGGCGGTACACCGGCCGGAAAATCATGGACGGCCAAAACGTGATGTACGCCATCGCCGCCATCGTCGGCGCACCCGACGCGGCCATCGCCGTGGCGTGGCGGGCGGAATGGCCGGGCGCCCGGTGCAATTTCGCGGTCCGCAACGACCACGTGACCACGACGCGCCCCGTCGTCAACCGTGGCGCCCATGGGTGGACCAACGGACACGGCGGCACGGCCGACGTGGTTCGCGCGTGGGGTGGCCCGTTCCGGTGCCACGACGTGAAACCGAACGCGTAACCGTTCGGTGACGGGTGGGGGCCGCGCGGCCCCCGCCCATGTTCAACACGTAACCATCCGGTGATCCATGCCCACCCCCGTTCCCGACCACGCACGTCGTGTTTACCGTCATCGATGCCGATGGCACCACCACCAAATCGTTCCCGACCACCGATGGCACGTTCGCCGCATATGGCGCCATGGCCGAATGGGCATCCGAACACGCCGCAGCCCGTGACACGTTTGTCACCGTGGTGTCTCCCATCGGGATCACGTTTACCGTGCCCAATCCGTACAATTACCGATGACCCATTCGGGCGGGGGCCGCCCCCCCCGCCCATTCCGCAGTCCACGGAGCGCCCATCATGAAGATTCAGTCCCCCGCAGTCCCCGGTCGCGCAGGCGACGGATGTCTCTCGGTCCTCTTCCTTGCTGGCTTTCTGGTCGCCCTCGGCCTCGGGATACTCGCATGAGCGACCAGTACTATCAGCACCTTGCCGAGGGCATGCAGGCCGCCGTCGAAGCTGCTCAGCGCAGACACGCGCAGATGAGAAAGGAGATGGCCGAGGAAGCCGCAGAAGACGAGGACCTTGGCGAGGACGACCCCGCCTGCCGAGATCCCCGAGCGTAGGACAGGAGCGAGCCCGCAGGGGCTCGTTCTTTCGCGCTCACAGCCAGGGAAAGCTCTTCCTGGGTGCAGGCACCGCCTGGATTAGCGCAGCGACAAGGCCCAGCGCAGCCACAGTCAGCCGCAGCGCTTGCCCAGCCACAGCCAGGGAAAGCTTCCCCTATCGCCAGCGCCGTTCAGCCCCTCCAGGACGCGCGATGCGCCGCCCGTACGCCGGTATGCGCCCCGTGCCGTTCGTCGCTCCAGGACGCCCGCAGATGCCCGCAGGCCACGCCTTCCCGGCCGTCGGCCGACACCCCGACACCCCGCCCCGCGCAGGGAAAGCTCTCCCTCCCGACCAGGGAAAGCTCTCCCTCGGCGCCGCCGCAGCGCGTGGAGCGACGCCTCCGCAGTCCACCTGAGGAACAGCTCTGCCTCGGCCGCAGTCGGAGGGCAGGAGCGAGGCCTCGGCGACGAAAGAAGCGAAGCCTCGCGGGAAAAGTCTTGGGTCCGCCGCTGCCGCCGCGTCGGAAACTTTCTATCTAAGCTAAGTCTAGATTCAGGGAAAGCTCTATCTTAGTTAGGTAACCAGCGCTACCAATGCGTAATCGAGCGTTAACGTATAGAATATTGTTCAAAGTGGTGAGTTAACGGTGTTAACCGAGATTATGCAGCCATCTGTTTTAGGAATGGCGGTTAAATAGGTTACTACGTTCCACGTGGAACAATCGGTGTGGTACGGATGAGGTGGATGTTCCACGTGGAACAATGATGGGTAGGGCTTGTTCTGCAGAAGCTGCCTGACCATCCGTGTTGGCGGGG